CCGGCACCGATGCCCACGTCCTCCAGAACGTCAAGGGCGTCCCGGTTTGCGATCTTGAGTGCGAGGTCCTCGGCCACCTTCTCGTGGTAGCCTGCCTCTTGGAGAGCAAGGAACGCCCCACGGGCGTATGCCAGTTTCAGAAGTTGCACGCGGTTCATGGTCTGACTCCTCTGTTGTTTACAGCGATCTGTCAATCGCGTCCTTTACAATACAACCGCAAGTGTATGCGGTTTTATTCTCACCTTCAATATCTTTTTCAAGCACCGGTTCCACTCCCCAACAGCCCCGCCATCTGTCCGTACTGGACTGCCGGATAAGGTCTGGGACCTTCGAACGGGGGCGGCAATTCGTGTATCGGTTTCGGTGCCGGACCTTCTGCCTGAGACGGCTGTCCGGTTACCAGATGGCGTACCCCGCCACCGAGATGCCGCCCAGCTCTTGAAGCCAGGGGCATTGCGGCCATAGCCCCGAGCATTCCGAGAGGACCGAAGGCCGCTCCGCCGGCAAGCGTGGACGTAGCCAACCCGCCGATCTGCTCGTACTTGTCCGGATCATCCCCCGCTGCGGTATATGCCGCCATGCCCGCCGGGATTCCGTAGAGCAGAAGCTTGCTACCCCAAGTCGGAGCCGAGAGACCAGAGCGGACAAGCCCGCCCTTGCCGAACAGCGTTCCCTGACGGAGCTGCTTGTACGCCCGGATAGGTTGGCCGATAATGTTATGCCTTACATTCGTCAGAAAGCCCGGGGCCTTCTGGGCTACCCATCTGGCCACCGGGTTCGCGAACTTCGCCATGCCCAGAGTTGAGAGGGCCTGTCGGTATCCACGCTCGTACGTCGCGCTCATCTCTCAGTACCTACCCTTCGGGCCCTTTCCGAATTCGGGGCTGCTGAGTGCGTATGCTGGTACAGGGCTCGTTCCATGTACATCAGTTGTCTCACCAAAATGAGCCGCTTGCAAGATCGACGACTTGATATCGCGGTGTGCCAAACGCGCCATCCAGTCCGGGTCAAGAAGCGGGGCAGTCGTTGCCGGCTTCATGATGAACTGTACTGTCGGGGCTCTCGGGGCAATCGTAATTGTGTCTATTTTTTGGCCCTTGAGAAACTTTACCATCGGAGGTGTGATTCTCATCCCTGCCGAGTAGTGGAAGTACTCTTTTCCTAAGGTCTCCCCGAGCGCGTCGTTTACAGGCAAGTCCTTTACGCCGGACTTCAAGGCACTCCTGAGGTGGTTATAGCTGACAATGTCTCCCTTGAGAAACTTGTTGCTCGGGTCGTCGAGGATGCGCACGTGATTCATTTCACCACGAGCGAGAATCTCGAAGTGCCGGGAATCCAGATCCTGTCCTTGGTCCTTGTAGATGTTCTTCAGCGTGTTTACGACGTAAAGCCGCCCTGCCGCGAGACCCTTGTGGTTCACAACTTCATCCGGCTTGGGTACGCCCTGGCTGATAGCGTCTCCCCTCTCGACTACTTGTCCCGAAGTAACGGTAACCCCGAGGTTAGGCACTATATAGTGTTGATGATCATCTATATAGACAAAGTGCCCGCCTTGAGGGGCGGCCTCCACCTTTGTTACCTTACCGTCCCGCTCGGCCAGCGTCGCCTTGTTGATGAACTGGTGCGGGGTCTGAATGATCTGCCGCACCCCCTGAAGGCCGTGAACTTGAACGCGGTCGTCCTTCGCAGTACGCACACCGTGCTTCGCGTTGAGCGCCAACTGCGTCAGGGGTTCAGACATGGCTTGCGCGGCACGCACACCTACGTTGGTCCCGTGCGTGTGCATCTGTCCCTTCTCGTCGAGACCCTGGCACTTCTGGCAGACCCCGTCACCGGCTTCACACGTCATGGGAGACCGGACAAGGATCTTGCTCTGAACCTTGTTCAGTTTGCTCTGTACCATGGGGGTAATGAGTGTTCCCCGCTTGAACCCCCCAACGTCACGAGCCAGGAAGCGGTCTACTACATCGGAATTATCGGCGGACATCAGAATGCCGTTTGACGTCCCGCAATCATCCTCCGTCACAATAATGTTCCGCATGTTGCTGGAGAGGATGTTCGAGAGCTCCCCGGGCTCGGACACCGAGACGGAAGATTTGATGGTGTCGAGGATGGCTTCGCTACCTGCCACCCAGTAGTCGGAAGACTTCAAGCCCTCGCCGTAAGACCGGTGGATCATCCAAGGCTCGGTCTTTCCGTGCGCATCACGAGCATAAACCGGAGAACCCACTATCTTCATGTACTGGACAGGATTTCCCTTGGCGCCGCTTCGGACTTGTTGTGTCAACGTTCCGGGATGTGCCATCACGTGCTTCAGCATATCCGTCTGTGCTGCTTCTACGATCTCGCGCTTCCTGTCATCGGTTATTGACTGGTTGAACCTGTGTGCGTGAGGCTTCATGATCGAATCCCGCGTTTTGTAATCGGGTTCGATGTCGTCCAAACCGATGGACAAACCTTCCAAGGTAGCGAGACGGTCTCCTACCTTTTTCAGTTTAGCCACCGTGTCTACGTACAGGTGTGGGTCCTTCTTGGCCAACACGGCCATGGACTGGTTCAGCATCTTCTTCCCGGTAGGACCAGTCAGTTGGTAGTCCTTCGGAAGAATCGCGTTAACCAGGTGTCGCCCCAAGGTGTCCGTCGTAGACATCCTAGAATCTTCCCGGCATCACCGGAGACGGCCCGGTCGCCATATCATTCGTGATGGGGTGAGGCTCGCTCCATACCGTATTCCGGTTCAGGTGGCCTTCTACATTCTCACCCTTGGTCTTCAGCGCTTCGGAATGCGTCATCGCTTCTGGCATCTGCGACATCATTGCGGCGAGCTGTCCTGCGGGCATCTGATCGTCATGCGCCTCGATCGGTACGGGTACTTCAAACGTAGAGGGTCGCTCCTGAACACCATCCGCCAGACCCAACTTCAAGAGCGCGGCGTAACGGCCACGGGTGTAGGGAGTCATGCTCGCCTCCTTCGCGGGTTTCGTGATGTTCTTGATCATCCACGAAGACCCTTTTGCTTGAAACAGCACGTACTGCTGAGGTAGTCCGTTAACCGTTCTCTCGAACTTCACCTTGTCCGTCTGCGAGGATAGCACGGTAACCGGCTCTTTGTGGACGATTTCCACCATGCCCTTACCGTAACCTTCGTGGATTGCTTTCGGACCTTTCGCTCCGTAATTCAGTGCGTACTGCGCCGTGTGCGTGGGTGTACGTACCGCAAGAATAGGGGCATCTCCTGGACTGGGAAGCTTTGACTTCGGTATCGCCCACGAATGTGCGTGTGTCGTATTCGGGTCAACCAACCGGAGATCCCAATGCATGCCCGCCTTGCGTGCATTGTGTGCCTGCACCGCCAGCGTCCACGTCTTATCCTTGAGTTCTGGTAGGTCGTGAGTTGCACGACTCATCGAAATGCCAGGGGCGAATTCCTTCTTCATGGTGAGTTTCCTGGGATTCGCATCGACCATCGGGTCGAACCCGTGCAGCTGTTCCCGTGTCAGAGGGATTGAAATGAACCCTGTTTCACTATGGAGAGCGTGCGGGGCCCGGATCGACCCTTTTTCGTGGAAGGTAGATACGTCTAGCCGAACCTCGTCGATTCCTGGAGGACGATCAACAACTACGTCTTCCTTTTTCTGGGCGAGACCACGGACAGCGGCTTTCAGCTTTTCGCGTATCTCGTGTGTCGAGTACTGCTTGTCCAATTCACCCCGAACGTAGAACCCTCTTCCGCCCGAAAATGCGATGTTGGTGTTCTTCACCTGCGGCATTCGCCGAAGAGCATCCTCGACTTCCGGGACCAGGGTCTTCACAGACGACAGGTCCCGGGAAGAACCAGAATCGATGTCCACCCACAGCTCATTTGTACGCGTGCCGATAGTAGGATGAAACTCAGTATGCCGGCGAGACCCGTACCACTCCAGGTCCGCGGGAGAGTTGACCCGGATAGGTTCCCCCTTGATGTAGCGCTTGTAGATGAGGGAATTCGGCCCCGCCGATTGCCCGACTACAAGATCATGACCTCGGAGATACGGCAGGAGTTTTCGTTGAACCTCGGGACGAGCGTAGTACTGGCGAACCTCATCTTTCGTGAGTTCGAGTCCAGACGTGATCTTAGCTGTCCCTTCAGTTGCCAATCGTCACCCGTGTTCCCAGCTTGATCTTACCCTCGTGATACGCCTTCACCGCGTCTCCCGTGGTCTTGAACTTGATGGGTGTGTTCTTCTCGTCCACGGTAGTCGCATGATCCACACCCATGATAGCTTCCATCTCCGGGAACACAAGTAGGTTGGTCTTCGACTTGTCGTGGAAGAGCAGGTTCGACAGCGTCATGGACTTGGCGTCATCAACAGCCTTCATGCTAACCGGAGAGTGGACCTGCATGGTGTCCCCGTCATAGTCGGCGTTCATCGCCTTCTCCATGAAGGGATTGATGCGGATTGTCTTGCCGGGAACGGGTCGAGGGTAGGACGCGATAACGTTAAAGCGGTGCAGTGTCGGTGCTCGGTTCAACATCACCGGGCGCTCCCGCGTCTCGCGCATGAGCGCTTCCTTCGCGGCCGGGTGCTTGTCCTTGACCATTTTCTGGGCGTCTATCGCACTGTAACCCTGACCGACAAGCCTCTTGATGACGAACTTCTCCCACATAGTCCAAAGCATGTCATCCGGGATACCGACCTCGTCCATCCCGAGGGTCAGGTCTGGGACGATCGTCCCGCGGCCCGCCACGTCTTGCGTACGTTTCATGAGCTTGGACTGGAAGTATCCGTACTTCGGGCTGGACACCCCCGCAATGTACGTCAGAAACCCCTTGTGCCCTCTCGCCTGTGATTTGGTTGTAATGGGATCACCGGTACCGAATACCGCGCCCACCGCATCATGAAGAACCGGACGGAGGTTTTTCTCTTCGTCAGGCACGGCACCTGACTCCTTGATTTCCTTGAACTGGTTGTTCACGTAAACCAGATCCCGGTACAGGGGATTGACATCGGCGTACATCAGCTCAGACCCGCCACGTCCCGGAAGAACCGGACGATAAGCCGGGGGGATTACCGGAACATGCGATATCACGTATGCCTTGTCCGGGGTGAGCTTCTGGGCCTTGAGAGCACGTATGTACTTTACCTGCTTGAGCTGGTTGTCGAGCTGGTCGGCTTTCTTGCCCCTCATAGTCTCAAGAAGTTCTTTCTCTTTCTTGTCGAGATCGATCTTCTTCAGTTCCCCCTGTATCCAAGCACCGCCCTTGTCGGCGATGGCCTTATCCAGTTGGGGACCGTTCATCCCGAGAAGCCGCCTTACAGGGTCCCGGAAGACGGGATGCACAATCGGCTCGGCCAGTGTGATGTGCGACCACTTCTGTCCGGACAAGCCTCCGGTAGTGACGGGATCGAAGAGTCCTCCTGTTTCCGGCCGCAGATCCTTGGCACGAACAAGGGTCGGCTCCTTGATCTCCCCGGCGGACATCTGCAAAACGTCTCCGTCAGTGAGCGGAGACAGTGAAATGCGAGAGCTGTCTCGGTGAACATGAACCCCGGCACCGACAAGCATGTTGAGAAACTTGTCGCTGGCAAACGCCGCCTTTGCCGGCGGGGTGGGATACCCCAACTGTAGAGCTCGCCAGAACTCGTCATTCTTCTGGCTCTTGATGGTTGCCGATTCCAAAAGAACGTTGCGTGCGTTATGGCCCAACAGCGCGTCAAACTCCATCTTGCCGATAGCCTTCGCGCTTTGTGCCCCGCCTTTGGTGGGCTGCTGGTTTACGTCGTAAGTGTCCACGCCACGAGCACTGTAGTTGGTATCCGTGGACTTGAAGAGCTTGAAGACGTACTGACGACCGACGAATACTCCGGGTATCTTCTTCCCTGTAGTCGGGTCGGTTACGGTCTCTTTGTCTTTGAGTCCGTTATCCTTGAGCAGCTTCTTGACCCACTGAACGTTGTTCTTGCCGGTAAAGTTGTCGACGAGAATCGGCTTTCCTGTTTTCTCCGCAACCTTCCCTACGGCGGTCTCGATAACCTGACTCGGGTTGATACGTGAAACCACACCTGCGGAGGTCATGATAACGTCGATAGGCTTTCCCGCCTCATCCGTGACCATGTGGTCATCCGGCAGGATGAGGGAAACAACACCCTTGTTCCCGTATCGACCGCTCAGCTTGTCGCCGATCATCATTGGTTCTTTCGTACGAACCGTGACCGAGATTCTTTTCGCAGTCTTCACTACGTCGATGACTTCACCAGGATGGTCATGCTCCCACGTATGTGTACTGTCCCGGTACGGACGTGCCAGGGACTTGTGCAGCCGTCCGAGCATGACGTCATCGGACGTGAGTTGCGTCTTCCTCAGGCTGAAGATCATGGGGTCCCCGGGATGTATTGTCATCCCAGGCTTGATGATGCCTTCCCCGTCTACGTTCTTGTACTGCTCCTTAAAGTAGTTGTTGCCGTAATAGACCTGGTGCTTGTCCTTGTTGAACGAGAGGTCAGGATCCCGGGGGATGATGATCTTGTACATGCGCTCGGAGGTGAGCTTCTTCGCCGCGGCCTCACTGATGATGACGGCGTCATTCGTGTTGTAGCCGTAGTACGGCATGTACGCTACGCTCAGGTTCTTCCCGAGCGCCAGCGTGCCGTTCCTCGTGAAGTTGGAATCCCCGAGGTGTTGTCCTGCGGAAACCTTGTCCCCCGCCTTCACTTTGATGTCGTGGTGGAGGAACGTCTTCGCCGCCAGGGGAAAATTCGTCTCGTACGGGATCTTGACGAGCGCGGCATCTCCTGTTGCCCCAAGCTTGATCTTGTCCGGACGAATATAGATAAAATCCTTATCGATCTTCGCCACGGTTCCAGCCACCGGCGCCACAGGGTTGATGACGTTACCCATCAACTTCTCGAACGATTTACCCGTCTGCGAACGAACCTGTACGTAAGGCTCCTCGCGCTCGATGAGAGAAAGCGCCTGCGTCTGGTGCTTCGCCCCCATGATGGCGCGGTTGCCTTGTGACGACTCCAGGAACGGGAGCAGGTTCGTTGTCGGACTATAAAGCACGGACGAGTGCGGTATCTGGTAGCGGACCTGCGAGGCCGGGATCTGTCGAACCACACCACCAACCAACGCGTCTACGGTACCCTTCAGCTCCTGGTGGGGAAACGCCACTACCGACGACTGGAGTTCTCCGGCCCGGATGTAGGTATTCTTCTTGCTCTTTACGTCGTAAACCGGGACGTGCAGGTTTCCGCGCTCGTCGGTCATAGCCCGCATGGACGCCCGGATATCGATACCGGCCCTGAACGATTCCGGAGTTCGGATCGGGTCGAGAGCCCCGATCTGCGTAACGTGCGTTTGTCGAGCCTCCATCGGGATAGCCCTCTCCGTAGAGATGCCGCCTTCCCCGAGAGACGTGACACGCATAGCCGAATCGACAAGCTCCAGCGGGTTCGTCTGTGTCGGAACCGAGACAAGCTGCGAGGAGTTGATGAACTGGATGAGTCCCCGCGTAAACGGACCCGCGGGAATGATCTTCTTGATCTCCGGGGTAGCCTCAGCCTTGATCGCAGCCTTCCTTGCGATATCACGCGCATCGAGCTTGATGCGCTCCTTGAAGAAGTCCTCGACAGAGTGGAAGCTCTTGAAGTCGAGGTTGTCCCGGTCATCCACTTCGGCGTCCTGCCGGAAGATGCGGAGAATCTTTCCCGAGGCGTCAAGAATGCTATGCGGGGTCACAGTCCCGTATGCTTTTCCGAGTGTGCGGGACGTGACTTCAGGATCCATCTTGGCCAACCCGTACCGCGTCACAATCTCCTTCATCATCTCGTCCGAAGACGCGTCCTTCTTTCTTGCGTACTCCGGCACCATCTTCCCGTAGAGCTTCTCAACGGTTTGGTCTGACTTCTTGAAAGTAGATGTGTGGTTATGGTCCGCCATCTTCTTTCCCCACAACGCGGAAATTTGGTCGTGGGAAATGCCAGCCTTGCGGAGAATCGGGTACACCGGGATCTTCGTCGAGCCGTACTCCAGGTGCGGGATACCCTTCTCAGGGTCCATGCTCACGTTGAAGTTGCTGCCGCCGACGACGTTGAACTGCGCCTCCAGAATTCCGTTCGAGCGCTTGCGTGCGTACACTCCCGGCTTAGGCCGGACCATGTTCGAGACTGAGTATTCATTTCCCCCGACGACCAGAGTGTGTCGAGTCGTGAACCAAGGTACTCTGGCAAGCGTGAAGTTCTTGGTCTTGTCGATGACCTTGCCGTCCGCGTCCTTCAGGATGACCGTCCCCCTTACCACCTCGGAAAGCGTGTCTCCTTTGAGGATGGCCTCCTTCTGTTCTGAAGGACTGAAGTCCCGCTGCTCGTAATGAAGGTCGGACAGCTCGACCGTCTTGTTGCGGGACTTGATCGGGAACGATTCTTGAAGACCTTCGAGTACCCGCCTGCGAATCCGGTCTCTTCGGTCTTGGGGGCTCATGAGAATGGAGGTCAATTCAGCCATGGCTCAGTATAACCTTTGCTGATTCAGAGGTACAAGAACATAGGAAGGAGGTTCATCATGGTGATCACATTCATCGAGATTCTTCTCTGGACCCTGTGAACCTTACGAAACACGGAAACTAACGAACTACTGCGCGGGGTCGTCTTTATTGACGCCCCTGTGTTTTTTTGTCCTTGTCTTTTCCTTTCGCGAACGCCGCTTCCGGATTGGGCGGATAAACCGCATTACCGTCCTTCTTCGCGTTTATCTTCGCCATGCTCGCTTCATCGAGAGTCCACCAGAGGATGTGCACGCAGCGCGTATCGTTGGACCGAACATTAAAGAACTCTTCTTTCTGTAGAACAGCTTCTCCGCGGAGACACAGGTCCTTGATGGCCTTGTACTCTTTTTCCTGTGTGTGCGGGCACGTGTAGTCCCCGTCTTCCGGAAACTCCACTCGGCCTTCCGTCATGGCGAGCTGACACCGGGGACAGTTCTCCCACGGCCGCCACAACACCAGCACCTTCGAAAAGCTGACACAGTTCAGGTCGACCGTCATCTTCCCGGTTTGGGCACGCGGACGTGGCGGAGCCCCCGGACGCTGTTGTACGTCGAAGAGGTTCGGCAGATCGAACATCATCATCTCAGGGCTGTTGTCTCCGCCTTTTGCGGCATACAGGATGTCCACCAATGATTTTTCTTCACCAGGCATTCGTTACTCCTACATCCCCGAAGTGGCCATGGCCTTGTTGCTGGTCTGCGCCTGTTCGAGACGCTGAATGACAACGGAATAGAGAACGTAATCCTCCGTTTCGAGTGCGTGGAGTTGGCTCTTCCGCATGCTCGGGTCCATCTGCATGATCTGCTGTACGATCTGGTCGGCCTGGGCGATAACCTGCTGCTGGTTGTACTGCTGTGGACCTACCTGAGATTCTTGCTGAACCTGCGTCGCTACATTGTTCTGGATCTTCGTGATTTCTTTTTGCAGCACATCCTGATTGCGGACGGCGTCGAGAGTTTCCTGTTTGATGCGCATGGTCTCTTGACGAAGGTCGATATCGTTGATTTCCGCGATGGTCGTCTTGGAGATGATGGGCGCACCTTGCTGCTCTCCTGCCATGAAGAGCTGGAGAAGGATCTGCTTCTTCGTGTTGTCTTCCGACAGCGTGAAGTCCGCCAGATCGATCCGGATACGTTCCCAGCCAAGGAACTTCGCACAGCTATCATCGATCCACTGGAGCATGTCCTTGAGGTCATTGATGTGTGACTGGAGCTGATTCTCAATGAGACGCAAGGTGGCTTCCATGCCGCTCTTTGTCAGACCACCGTAGAGGAACTCCAGCGGGATACCGAGAGCCGCGACGATGTTCTTCTCCGCTTCCTGCTGCTCTCCGAGAGTAAGGAGCGCACGCCCCTGACCGCCAATCTGCGTCACGCCAACAGGAATCGGCGCGAACATCATGTGCAGCGGGTCCTTGCGCTGGAGCTTGAGGTGCGTCTGCATCTCCTGTATCCAGCGGTCCAGACTGATCGTCGTCAACGGGTCGGCGTTGTTCGACGACTGCGCCGGATGAAGAACTCTAAACGGGACAAGATGGTCGAGCGCAATTGAATTGTGGCAACAAACCGAGAGTGTGCTGAAAGTCTCGTCTTCTGCCACCTTGAAATCAATATACTGCTCTTCGTGTACGGACTCGACGAATGAAACACGTACGGCAAAATATTGCTTCCAGAAGAAACCGCTCTTTCCGGTCTCAACCATGATCTCAGGTACCTGCTCTCCCTGGAACAGCGCCAACAAACGTTGACGAGACGGACCCGTCACGATTACCTGATGGTGCCTCCCGCCCGGAATCCTCCGACCGTTGATCTCGCCGTCGGATGTCTCACGAGTTCTCAAACTCGCGATACACCCCAAATGTAACAACATTCTATAAACGTCATACGCCTGGTTGAGACTCGAAGTAGCCAGCGCTGCCTGCGCAGAGTCTCCAGGCTTGCGCACATTTCCATCCGCATCCCAAAGACCACGCAAATAGGCAATCTTGATGGCGTCAGGAGCATCGATAATTTCCCGCGGTGCCTGTTTATGGCGAGCAGTACCCGGGATTAGCCCCTTGATGAGCTTCCGCGCAAAAACACTCCCAATATTCAGCGTGTGCAAGCTGTCCCGGACGGACGAGGAGGGCGTTAGCCCAAAGACTTTCTGAACGGCGTCAATCAACGGCTGGGCGTTGTCATCCACTCCTAATGAAAAGATGACGTTCCTCTGGTTGCAGCTTCCGTCCCCTGCATACCACCCAAGGATATAGGCTAGATCGGAGGTCATCTCCAGGTGTGCAGGGAAGCGCTTGGGGGTTTCCCCCTTTACAGCTAGTCGCTTCGCTACTTTCCCGGCGCTGTCATGCTGGACATGCTCTCCCCGCCCAACAGCCTCGAACGCCTGGGCGGTTTCCTCTTTGCACATTGCGTACACGTAATCGTCTGTCGCCACGAGCCCAGTATGTTTGGCAACATCGACCGTCTGCGGAATCGCGGGAAGCGTCCTCGGGTATAGGATGTAGTCCCCAATATCGACTTGCTCGGCCGGACAGTAGCACTCTTCGTAGAGATGAGCATATTTCAGTATTCTCCCCGGGGGTTGCTTGGAATCACCATAGTGCTTCCCGCCGGGGGCGGACAACGCCTCTTCAGCTTCCCCCGCGCGCCGCAGAACCATGATCGGGTGCTTCGGAGAGTAGACCTGTCCGAGCTCCCGAACACTGGCAACCTCGATTCGGACTCCGACTTCTTCTTCTCGCGCGTCACGGTACCACTTCTCGGTGACCAGCTGCCAACGCCCCTGGTGTGTGCGCACGAGCGCACCAACCGGTACCTCGTCCGCGGGCATCAACCCCGTGGACGTTTCAATCAACGTACCAGGGCTCACACACTCGTTGGCCTTGCGAAGAATCTGCGCGTAGTGGAAGAGGTGTAGCGCCGAAATGAGTGGCGGCAGTCCCCATTGCGGGTTGATGCCGGCCGGTCCGCCGACCTTCATGTGGAAGATTGCATCAGGCGCGAAGCGGAACTGCTTCTCTTCCTTGATGGCCTTCAGGAATCCGATGGGCATCGAGTCGATGAGCGACTTGTGTCCGTTGTTGACCTTCTGGATATCCTCTCGCGGGATCGTGTAGTAGTAGATCGACTCCCCTGTCATCCGGTTGTGGTCAATGTCCATCAGCTTGGGGTCCCACCGGATAAAGTTGATCCTCTTGCTGATGAGCGCCTTCCGGTCTTCGATGTGCTTCTCGTGTGCGATGACCTTCTTCTTGCACGACATACAGGTGTACGTGAACGACAAGTTCTTCACGTTGAACTTGTACTTGATGTTCTGGATGTTCGTCAGGATTCCACACTCCGGGCACTTCAAATACCGGATGAACGGTTGGTACATGGACATAAAGCAGTTACCGTAGACGTACTTGTCGAGCGTTGCCTTGATAAGCAGCTCGCGCCCCCGGATAACATTCTCGATGAGGAACTTGTGTTGCGTCTTGAGCGCCGAATTGTTAGTTTCGTAGTTGAACTCCCCGATCGGGTATTCCCCGAACTTCCGGAGTGCCGCGTAGATCTGGGCGCTGTTGTAGAAGAGAAACTCGCACCACTTGAAAAGCTCTTTCAGTCGCTTGGGGCTGTAGACTTGACTATACGTGAAATACGGACTGGGATGGGAGCCCCCCTTACTGACATCGTAAGCGTAAGGGTCCATCCAGAGAGGTGACGACATTCGTGATGCTCCTTTCCCGCGTTAACGACACCAATCATACACAAGGAGGACAAGCGTGGAAATAGGTTTAATGTACCTCGGTGAAGGAACGCCTGTTTTTTATGTCGAGAGCCCTTCGGGCACGTGGGACCGCGTTTTTGGTTCCGTACAGCACGCGGCCACCCGGAAGTGGTACTTCCCGGCATTCCATCCGTTCCTCAACCGTGTACTCGCTGATCTCAAGACCGTTGCGCCTGAAGTACAGTTTAGCACGACTGCCCTCGCTTGGACGCAACAGAACCTGAACGAGCCGAAAGTACCTGAGATCCCCCAGAACTACGCGCACCAGAACGAGGGCCTCAAGCTCCTTCTTCAGAACTACAGGTACATCCTGAACTGGGAAATGGGGACCGGCAAGAGCAAGGTCATTGTCGACCTCGTTAACGAACTGAAAGAACCAACACTCATTCTCTGCCCCCTGGTCGGGGTGAAGAACTGGGCTAAGGAATTCAAAAAGCATGTCGGGGACGCCGTATCCTGCCTGTTGTTGAGCACGACACGCCAGAAGAAGCTCGAAGGCTTGAAGGAAGCACAACACTACGACGTGGTGGTCGTTCCGTTTGATACTGCGAGTCTTTACGGAATCCCCATGCTCACCCGCAAGGCGGCGAAGGCTGCCGCGATGAGTCCGTTTCCGATTCCCAAGAACGACCTCGATCTCGTACGGCAGGTCAACGACCCGGAAACACAACTCCGGTTCATCGACGAAATCCTCCGGGGACGGATGCGGTACGACTTGAAGCAGGAAGTGGACGAGCTGAAACGGGAAGCCCAATGGCTGGATCAACTCCCCTACAAGATCATTGTGGCGGACGAATCTCACCGCATCAAACATGTGCAGAGCCGCCGTACCGGGGTCTGCATGTCCCTGGCATCAAAGGCTACACGAAGGTACCTCCTCAGCGGAACACTGTCACAGGGAGACCCACGAGACCTCTTCCCGCAGCTGAAATTCCTGGCGTCGTACCTCATCCCCGAAGACTACTATCACTTTCAACAGAAGTACGTTTCGTTCTCCCCGTGGAACAAGCACGTCGTCACGGGCTTCAAGAACCTGCACGTGCTCAACAATATCGTCTCCAGGGTATCCTCGGTGAAGAAGCTGGACGAGTGCGCAGACGTTCCGGAACAGTGTGTGATAGACATCCCGTTCGACCTCTATGCCGAACAGGTGAAGGACTATAATTACGCCGTAAAGGAACACGGGCTGGAAACCCCGGACGGGGATCTGGAGTTCTCCAACGGGGGAGTCCGCGTGGCGAAACTCCTGGAGATTTGCAGCGGATTCTATTACACCCCGCCGGACAGATCAGTCTGCGACGTCTGCTCTTCCAAGGTGTTCTGTGTCCAAGAGAACATCAAGCCCGGGTCGAAACGTTGCTCTCGTACAACTCAGCTTCCGAGAAAGACGTTTCGGTATCTGGTTAACGCCAAGCTCGACACACTCTCGGATCTCCTGGATGACCTCCACGCGAATCCCGGCACCAAGACTATCGTTTGGGCGTATTACGAGGCCGAGCTCGACGACATCGCCGGGCTGTTGGCCGACAAGAAACTCAAGTTCATTCGTGTGGACGGCCACAACTCGAACAAGGCCACGGAACTTGCCGAGAAGTTCTGCGAAGACGCCACGTATGACGTGTACCTGGGACAGATCAGTACAGGTATCATGATCAACCTCACCGCCGCGAAGTACTCGGTATACTACAGCCGCTCCTGGAAGCTGGATGACTGGCTGCAATCCTTGAAACGCAATCACCGCATCGGCCAGACATCCAAGACAGTTGCGTACCGGTTGGTTGCCAGCCGGACCATAGAAGAAAACCAGGTCGCGGCACTCGACTTGCGCCTGGATGTGGCATCGATGCTCACGGAACAAGCAAATTGTTTGACCTGTGTGAGGTATAAAGACTGTCAGGAAAAGCATGTACGTCCGTGGGATGCAGCCTGCAAGATGGAAACCTCGGTGGCCAAAGGCGTCACCAAACCAAAGGAGATAAAGCCGTGAGGGTAGTTCTAGAGAAGACAGACCTCATCGCACTTCTAGGGAAAGCCCTGAAGCGTACGTTGACGGAAGAAGACGTGGAGATCAACCTCGAAGCCTTCGAGGTTACTATTCACGATGCCACCGGAATTCTCATTAAAGACGAGATCGTCGAAGAGCCCGCAACACCGACGACCGCGAAGCCAAAGACAGTGACATTGCCGGCAGAAAACGAAGAAGACCTGACCATGGAAGAGCTGGCTGAACGAAATCGACGACTCGCAGCTCAGGCACCTGCGGTCGGAAGAAAAGGCGCCGACACAAAGGTCAAGCGTGCCCGCATGGCCGGGGAATACGACCAACCACTGCCCCCTGTAAATCCACTAACAGGAGACGACGAATGAGCACGGAAGAAGAAGAGAAACCCTCCGAACACGAGAGACAGTTCCACTACCCTCCGGACTTCATGGACCCGGATCTGCCCACGGGAGTGATGTCCCCGTCACAGTTCGACACGTACCGGAAGTGTCCCAAGCGCTACGAGTATCGCCATGTTCACAAGATCATCAGCCCTCCCGGGGTTGCGATGATCAAGGGAACAGCCGTCCACCGCGGTGCTGAAGTTACACACAAGAAGACCATCGAAACCGGAACACCGATGGGGTTGGTCGAAGCGACCCAGGCCGTATCTGACTCTTTCGACCAGAAGAAGTCAGACATCGAGAACTGGGAGGATGAAAACCCGGACCTCATCAAGGACAAGGCCCTCAAGGCGTTCACGGTCTACTACCGAGAAGCCGTGCCGCTCATCACTCCGGTAAAGGTGGAGCACACTTTTGCCGCGAAGATCGGAACGGTTCCTTTCCGAGGGGTCATCGATCTCGTAGACCAAGTGAAGGAAGACGCATTCGTCGATGGTGTACAGCCAACGGTGGAGGTTGTTTCCGACCTGAAGGTCACCGGGACGCGCTGGCCGGAACAGCGAGTCCGGCAATCGGCGCAGCTCACGTTCTACGCGTACGTGGAGAAGACCTTCAGGGTCCGCTACGACTTCATCCTTGAACAGAAGAGCGGAATCAAATACGACAAGAACAAGTCGGTACGAACCGCTCACGACTTCAAGCTTCTGGTCGAAGACGTCGAGGAGACCGCGGATATGATCAAGAAGGGAATCTTCCCGCGCTGTGACGGTACCAACTGGTGGTGCACGCCGAAGTTCTGCGGCTACTACGAAAGGTGCAGAGGACCAAAATGAGAGACATCACGGACAAGAAGTTCTGGGACTGGGTCAACACCTACGCCGACGCGCAAAAAGTGGTCGAGAGGTTATTCCTCGAAGTCGACAAGCGACCGCTCACCCCCGAGGAAGCGGAAGAGTGTCTCGATGCGCTTCTGGCATACTCCCACCAAAGAATCCAGACGCACTCGAAAGCCCTGGCCAAGCTCTACCCGACCGCGCAGTTCTCCAAGAACCGGCTGGCGAACATCGAGAACCTCTGGTGGACTGACCACTACACCGGCGGCATCAATGAGATGTCCACCCTGAACTGGTTCAGTTCCATGAAGGTCAAGAAACCGAGCGGTAAGCTGGGACTGCCCGGAGCAAGCACGCACTTCGTTCTCGGCCGTCACGGCTACCCGTTCTACATCATCCCGATCTGGCACGGCGCGTGGCACGAGCCCGCACGAAACGCGGATTCACTGTCCGTGGAGCTGGTCAACCCCGGAGCTTTGACCCGGACTGATACCGGATGGAAGAGATCACAAGGGTCTCTTCCCGACGACATGACCGCGGAAACACCGCCCATGAGCATCAACCCTCCGTACCGCGGGGCCAAAGCACTCATGCCGTTCACCTCCGATCAGGTCATCAACCTCATACGCCTCAAGAGGATCGTGCTCACGCTGTCCAAACCCCGGCTGGTTCCTGAAAGGATGACCCAACACTCGGTATGGCGAGCAACGAAACTCGACATGGGTCCTCTCTTCCCCTTCGCCGAGGTCAACCGCGCCGCGTTCGAGTTCGTACCTGTCATGCAATACGACTTCATCAAGCGCATGCTGGCGTCTCTCCCGAAGGGCGTAGCACCCGCAGCGTTCTCGAACGAAGACGCAGACGAATCCCAAAACACGGAACACGGGCTCAACACACCCACGCACGACGACGACCCGGATGACCAGCCCAAAATCCTGAGCGTTCTTGAGGTACAAAGGATACTCGCAGGATCTGGGATTTACCGCGGAAATCTCGACGGAGTTTACGGTCCGCAAACCAAGCAAGCCGTAGCTTCCTTCCAGGGGAGGTGGAACACCAAGGCCCCCGCGGACAAGAAGCTTTCTGTTGATGGCATCCCTGGCCCGAAGACGTGCCAGGCCCTACAAACCAAGTGAAGGAGGAACAAGATGGCGGTACAGGTATCGGATATTTGCGATCGGTGCGGACGCTCCACTCCGGTCCACATGAGCAACGACGAGCTCGTTGCCGAAACCGAAAAAAGGAAGAGCATCGAGACGACCGTCAAGGCCCTGGAACAGCACTTCCAGGAGACCGACCCGACGCTTTTGCCGACAATCTTCGTGGCCTACAAGGCGCCGGACGGAAAGCTCCTGGTGAAGTCCCAGATCAGCGTCTGCAACCCGAAAGGCGACGGAAAGCGAAGCTGCGCCAAGCGCGTCTCCGAACTGGTGGGAGACCTGTTCCCCCTCCCGGCGGACGAACGCGCCCCGAGAAAGCCGCGAGAAAAGAAACCCGAGAACAAGGGGAAGAAGTGATGGGGATGGACAAATACGGAGTCGACACCGAGAAGCCCGTCAAAACGGCGGACAACGAGCCCAAGTGCCCCAACTGCGGAAAACCACTCGAAGACCCCGACAAGACCGGCATCCCTATCTGTCCTGACGAGGGTTCCGAGCCTTTCGAGAAAAAGCCCGATTGACACCTACACGTACGGGGCGCTAACGTCTGCGCTTCCCAAAACACGTGTGTCCAAAAACAAGGAGAATGAGAGATGACCGAAGAAGAAACCACCACCCCTCCGAAGCCCTCGAAGCCTCAGAAGATCAACCGTACGGTCGAGAACGTCATGCTGCCGGTGAAGGACATCGTCCTGCCGGAACAGTGGAACCGTGAAGGACCCGGCAAGCTCGATTCCCTCGTCGAGTCCTTCAAGGTTCACGGACAACTCGCGGCCCTCACCGTCAGACCCGGAGAGAAGCCCGGCACGTTCATCCTCGTGGATGGTATGCGCCGGGTCCTCGTCATGAAGGAGCTGGGCATCAAGGAGGCGAAGGTCACGATCACCGAAAGCGCCGACAGCACCGACGCCTACGTGAAGAGCTTCGTCGCGAACTTCCACCGCCTCGGTCACGATCCGGTGGAGATCTCGAACATCTTCGCCACGCTCAGCGAGACGATGAAGAACAAAGATATCGCAAAGCTCTGCGGCGTCAGCGAGGGTTCGGTCTCCCAACACCTCAGTATCCGCAAGCTCCCGAAGAAGTTCCTCGATGCCCTGAAGAAGGGACAGCTGCTCATGGCCGAGGCTCGTGAGATGTGCCGACTCGATGTCGAAGAAGACGCAGAGTTCATCGACAAGGTCGGGACACAGCTGATCGAAGGAACGATCGACGCGTTCATCGCGGCGGAGAAGATCAGCATCTACCTCCAGCGCAAGGACGACAAAAACTCCGAGAAGGGCGTCAAGGGGAAGGGGAAGAAAGGGAAGGCGTCGAAGTCCGAAGGCGCGAAGCAGGGTCGGCCGACGAAGGTCACCGACTACACGGAGGCCGACATCAAGGCAAAGATCTCTCCGCGCAACAAGACGGAACTCATCGAGTACATGACGCACTTCTCCGGAAAGCTAGCGAAGTCGGCCAGCGAGGCGAATCGTCGCTACCTCAAGGGTGTGGTCGAGGGGCTCGAAATGGCCGCCAGTCTCCGGGATCTCGAATAGAAAATACGCCGTAAAGAAACGCCCGACGCCGTAAAGAAATGCTACGGCGCCGGGTCCTCTTTTAGGTTTACTTTCCCGCCGAAGATCCGATATCGTTAACCCCGCAGCCACAAACAACAGAGGAGCGAGAGATACATGGCAAAGAACAAAAACACGCCTGACGGCACCGAACCCACGTCTACCCCCGTACCGGAAACCCCGGCACCTGCGCCTGAGGCGCAGATGGAAATCGCGAAGACGGATACCGCAGTCGCGGTGACTCCGTACTTCACAAAGCTCGCAGAAAGCAACGACCGCTTCATCGCACAATACCGAGACCGCATCGAGATGGCCGAAAAGGACATGCCTTCTCCTCGTCAGCTTCAGGAAATCATCGACAAGCTCCCGGAAGACCTCGCCGAAAACATCAACGGGATCTTCGAGCGCTTGTCTCCGGTTCGCAAAGGCATCTACGCGGCCGACGCGAAGCTCGACATGGTGGAGCTGCGGCTCTACCAGGGCACCGGTACCGACCCGAACAGGCCCTCCAACTGCAACCCCGGACAGTACTACCTGACCAGCAAGGAAAACGTCGGTTCCGTGTTCGAGGGTATCGTCGTCCTCATCTGGCAGGGACGCACGATGTGGGGCGAGCGGGAAGAAAACGCCCGCATCCCGCAGTGCCAGTCGATGGACCGGAAGGTCGGCAGCAACTACGGCGACTGCGACTCCTGCCCACACCTCCCGTGGCGCGACGGCAAGAAGCAACTGTGCAGCGACGACTGCGGCGCCTTCATGCTCACCAAGGACCTGAAGGAACTCGTACTCGTGCGGTTCGCCCGCACCTCCGAACCCGCCGGACGCCAGCTGATGCGTCTCGTGCGCAAGACCCGCCTCCCGTGGATCAAATCCTACAAGATCTCCGCGGAGGAGAAGAAGAACGAGAAGGAGCGTCGCCGCTGGTTCGAGATGCGCACCGAAGTCGGCGACTACACGGAAGAGAATGTCTACGATCTGTGCAACGCTCTGAGCAGCATCACCGATCACGACTTCATCCTCCCGGGCATTTCGTTCTCGTACCGCCGCGCAGCACGTGTGATGGCCGAACTCGGCTCGGCCGCAACCACCAACGTGGGCGTGTTGCCCGGAGACACCAAGCCGGCTTCCGGCTATGACTTCGACGATACACCTCCGGCTGATCTGAACCGATGATTGAAACGCGCGAGTGGGGGGCGTTTACGCCTCTCACTCGCACTGCTTTTTATTTTCAGAATCGCGGAGGCACACATGGCACTGGAAACCCCGCTCGCTCTGATTGAGCAGCACCGTCCCTGGTCCGTGAGTAAGATCGACACTCTCAAACAGTGTCCTTACAAATTCAAATTCAACTACGTCAAGAAAATGAAGATCGACCGGCCGGTAAACAAGGCACTGGTCATCGGAAAAGCCGCGCACGCGGTACTTCAGTACGCGGTCACAGGACGTAACCTTGATGCGTGTTTCGAGTTCGCGATTGTGGACTGCAAGCTGACGAGCGAGGAAATAGACGAACTTCTCGGCTACCGCCCAGCCATTACAGCGTTTCTCGTCAAGTACCACAGCTACCTGAAGAAGCACGACATCCGGGAGTCAATCACGGAACGGCAGTACGCAATCGACATCTCCGGAAAACCCGTAAAGTTCTTCGACAACGACCACGCCTTCATCCGAGGTGTCGTCGACCTCGCGCTGTTTGTTCGACAACAGCCACACATAGTCGTACTCGACCACAAGACCGGAAAGCACCGGGAGTTCAGTCACTACAACGCACAGTTCGACTTCTACCGACTTCTTCTTCGTGCATCACACCCGACGATCACCGGGATGGTTACCGGCATCCACTACGTGTCGGATGCGAGCATCAAGACTAGTGCGTTGACGGATGTCGCAGACCTCGAACCCCTTTACAACAAAGTAATGGGCTACATGAACGACATCGCATCGAGCATTGCAACCCTGGAAGAGAGAAGAACCGGCTGGTGGTGCCGTTTTTGTGACTACCAAGACGGGTGTCTGAATGGCGAAGAAGGAAGATAAGACAAAGCGCGGTCTCACACGCGAACAGCTACACCGAATCTGGCGCAATCTAGGTTCAGCCAAATGGCTGGACATCGCCAAAGCGTACAAGCCTACCCACCGCTTCGCATACGTAAACAGCACAACTTTGAAAGGCTTGTGCATCAACCCACAGCACGCGGACACGTCCCCCTCTTTCCACATCTTCACGGAAAAAGGCTTCGCATTCTGCATGGGGTGCAAATACCACACGCAGAATCCGATCACACTCCTCGCGCACTTCATGGATTGCACCGAAGGCGAGGCTCTTCAATACCTCCAGGAAAAGGCAGGGATGTCCTTCCTGGGAAAGAAGATGGCCGCCGAGCTGGAGGCACAGCGCGTCAACCAGGCAACCAAGAGAGCAATCTATGACGCGACTCACCAGCTCATGTGCGACGCCCTCGCTAGTCCGAAGGACCACGAGTACGCGGCTGCTGCTCTGGATTGGCTGATCAACCAGCGGGGCATCAACAAGGACGTCTTGCACGCCCTGCCCGTAGGCATCATGCCGCCGCTCACGCTCCTAGCTTCACGCATCACCGACCAGTACAAGATCGACATCGAATACCAGAAGAAGAATCCGGCGGCCCCCGTTCCAGTTTCTCTGGCCGAACCCGCGGTGAAGTACCTGGAAAATACGTTCAAGGATTCCAAGTACTGTGGAGCCGTCGTGTGGCCTCTGCACGCCACTCCTACAGAGATCGGCAGGATCAAACTCCGCGTGCCACACAACCGAAAGCCCAAGGACTTCGTTATCATCGATGATGAGTTCGAAGACTTGCTGGGACTCTACGGTCTCGGATGGCAGTTATACCGAGACTTCACGGACCCTAAATCACACGCCGAAGCAGTCTACCTCACCGAAGGGGAAATGGACGTCATGTCCTTCATGGCCCGCTGGCTAGAAAAGGGGTCCGCCTCATTCCCGTTATTCTCCGTCGGAGGGAAAGGAGGGTCCGCACACATCGAACCGATCTTGAAAGGGTGTGGCGTATCTCGCGCGTTCCTCATCGGGGATGCTCCGAACAACAGCGGGGATAACGTTGCCCAGGAATGGATCGAAAAGACGAGAACACTCAACTGCTCCGTTTTCACCCATGAGGGCTGGGATCAACTCGTACCTGCTACCGACCTCGACGAGGCAATCATCAAGCTCGGGACGGACACGACAGAAAACGCCATCTGGAAGACCACGAAATACTTCACCCCGGCATGGCGCTGGGCGGTGTCTCTCGCACAGGAAGAAATCGACGCGATATCTGAAGATGACCTCCGAGAACGACTAGAAAAGGCTGCCAAGCACGGCAAGTATCTCAGGAATCAACTGGACTGCTCTTTCTACACGGAGGAGATCAACAGGATATACCCGAGCATCTCTCCTTCCCTGTTGAAGCAGGAGATCATCAAGCGCGAGGACTCTGAGCTGGGCTTTATTGCCAGTTGCACAGATGTCCTGCGGGAAAAACTGTTTGTCATCGCCACGCAGTATCAGGCTAGTGGAGGGCGCTTCCTGCACTGCTACGACAAACAGAACCAGCAGTTGAGACGAATCCGCCTCGACTCTAGCGATTCATTGATGCAGGAACTGGCACCGATGTTCGGCATGCCCTACCAGTTCATCAAAGAACACGTAGGATTCCCATCCTTCGTAGAAACCCCGGAGAACACCGATGGGCTGGTAATGCAGCGCCTCGACAAGTTCATCCGCAGCCACATGAGGAATGCATTGGACAACCTAGCACAAGGCGTACCCGATTACGATTCCGTCCCCAAGTACCGGCAGGGCTACCACTACATCAAGGACTACGAAGAGCGCATATTGGAATACATAGTCTGCGGGTCGAAGATCTTCGCCGTCGAACGTGATGTTGACGACTGTACTTTCCGCGAGCTCGAAGGTCCGGCAGAGAATAACATCATCTTCGACATCCCGTCTGACGACCGTATACCTTGGTTTCCCGGGGGGCTCACTCCGCAAGTCCTCGAAGACGGAAAGAAAGTCGATGCTCTGAAGCTCTTCCACGATTTGGAGAAGTACTTCAGCGTGGGCTTCAAGTTCAAGAACCACGAAACTACCGCCACATTGCTGGCGGGTATCATGATGGCCATGCCTATCATGAACGCTTTCCCGCGACAGCTATTGCTCTTCGTCACAGGAGAGTCGTCTTCAGGCAAATCGAACCTCATGGCAGCATTCTGCGGCATCAGCTACCCGGCTCTGCGCTTGCTGTACTGCTCACACGGGTGGGATAACTTCACCGCCGTTGGTGTCTTCCGTGACGCACAAGCCGACAGTCGCCTCATGGTTCTCGACGAATTCGAATACACCAACGGCGAGAAGGCCGACCACGTCCGCAAGATCCTGGAACTCGTTCGCGGTCTTGTGACCAACGACGCACATCGCGTCATCGCCAAACAGGGCGGGGGCACTGAGCAGGCACATTACCGCCTGCCCATGATGTTCGCCGCCATCTCCGGGGCCGAAAAGCCTCAGGACCTTAACCGCCTCCTCATCATCGAAACCAACAAGGTCGAAGGACGGGACAAGCCAGAGACTATCCTGCGAAGAGAATTCGGAGTACACGGAATCCGGGACGTCGCAAAACGTCTGGCCGTGTGCATGTATCCCCTCGTTCCGAAGATCCTGGAACACTACCAGGAAATCGACGAGTCGTTTACCCGGCTGCAAGCGAAGGCTAACGTCAACGTAGAACAGCGCTACGCGTCTTCTCTGTTCGGTGCGCTGGCCATCATGAAGTACCTGGGGTTAGACTGGGAGACTTTCTTCCTGAAGTTCATCGACCAGAACACCTCCACCATCCAGCGGGCAGCCAACGTCAGTGAATCCGAGAACTACCTGAAAACCATGCTCTTCAATTCTGTGATCTTCCAGGACACTACCAAAACCCAAGTGTCTGTTGCGCACCTCCTGGCGAATCCGGAAAAGCGCGAAGAGATCAACACAGCAGGCTGCGGTATCTACTATGATCGCACTACGCAGACATTGATGTTGGTGGTGGAACAGGTCATCACAAAACTCCTACCTCCACACTACAGATACCGCGGATCTATGACCGGCACCCGGCTGAAGGAGGTGCTGGGACGTCACCGCTTGGCGCTCTCCAACGCGGAAGTCGCACGCGCCAACATCATCGAACGCTCAACTCCGTACATTGGTGCGGGGATTCACCCGGAAGACGTCGTAGTCGTACACGCTGACCGCTGGCTCGTCGAGGGCAACGTCATCGCAAACGCGGCGAAGGCTTCCGTGAACACGCCCGCAACGGAGAACAAAGATGCCGAAAAAGAAGTCGCAACCAAAACCTACGACAACGAATTCGACTGAGCCTCTAGCCTGTGATCTCTGCGGACCCGACGCCTATCCTGGAAGCTCCTGTCCAAAATGTCAGGCTTACCAGAAGGCACATTACTATCACGGAAATGGTGTGGAAGACCCCGGCACCGCAGATTTCTTCTGCGTAGCCGACAGCCCACACAGCATCGTGGTGTCCGGCCGGGCCGATCGTCATGTCGGGTGGGTCCTCGACATTGAACGATCGGTCAGGAACATTTTCGACGAGTTGCGCGAGGCCAGCGCCGCAAGGTACTCCGGACTCTACGTCCGGTACACCTACGCAACACGGTGCACGAATGTGTGGATACCTAAACCTACAGGTAAGATGATCGACTGTTGTTCTGAGTTGCTGATCGACGAACTGTTAACGCTGGCCAAACCCGACCGCCCCATCGTTATCTTCGCCATGGGCGGGGAAGTCCTGAAGGCCCTTGGTATTCGGGCGCAGAAATACAGCAATGTACAGGGCAAGCTACTGGAGACCACGATCAAGGGTCGACAGGTACTTGTCTACCCGTCCCTGTCCAAGAGACAGCTGGCCACGAAGACTGGGTATTACGAAGTGGTTAAAGCCCACATGGCAAACTTCCTGGAGATCGCCTGGAGAGTCAGTGAGAACATACCTGTAGAAACACAGGTAACGGTAGATGACATCATAAAGGACTACCGGTTCCCTAAAACGGTGCAGGAGGTGGAAGACCTGGTAGACGAGATCATCGCGTACTCTTTACCTGGTAAAGACCCAAGGACGCACGCAATATCCCTGGATACGGAAACGAACACTCTGTTTGCGCACAGGGAACAGTTGAAGGTCCTCAGCCTGACGGTTGCCTGGGATACAGGAAAAGCAGCATCTATCCCCCTGGAGCACCCAGAGACTACTTGGACTTTTGAAGAAGTACTCCCTGCGATTCGCCGGCTATTGATCTGCCGGAAGCCTAAGATTTTCCACAACGGCAAGTTTGACATCAAGGTGCTCACACGAAAGAACCTGACCGTCGAAAACCTGAAGTGGGACACGATGTGCGGGGAACACCTCCTGAACGAGGACAAGAAGAAGTTCTATGGTTTGAAAGAGATCGTGGCAACGTACTTCCCGAAGTACGCAGGATACGAGGACAAGATCCACGATCTCCTCAACCAGACGGACCGTCAACTGGACGAGGCTACGGCTCCTGAGAAGAAGGAGAGCAGCGCCGAGAAGCGCTTGCGTAAGGACCGCGGCTTCATCGACATTTCCCTCGACGACCTGAACAAGTATGGAGCCATCGACGCAGACGTTACCCGTCAACTGGGATTGCTACAGCTCCAGAGATTCGGGGAAGAGGACATGCAGCTGTCTAATAATCGCGCAAAACTGGCCATCAGCCCGCACTTCAGGAGAATTGCACAAGCAGGTACTACTGATCCTCGACCCTTGATAACGTTAATGCGCGGACACGTAGTCCCCCTAACGAAGATACTGGCAGATATCGAACTGCGGGGCATCAAGGTAGACCGGGACTACGCACAGGACCTGGCTATAGACATGGGACAGACCATGCTCAATGCCAGAATCGAAATCAACCAGATGGTCCCCCGAGTGCTCGGAGAAGAATTCAACCCGAGCAGTCCTGTGCAACTGAGAAGCCTGCTGTTCGGAACGGGGTACACGCACCCGGTAACAGGAGAGCACATCTGTTACAAAGGGAAGGTAGACGTCGAACTCACCGCCACGGGATTGGAATCGACAAACGCCAAGTTCCTCCGCGGACTGGTTACCCAGTACAGCTGTCCTCTTTCCCGACAGATCCTCCTCTTCCGCGCCATGGAAAAGGCAAAGAACACGTTCATTGCCAACACGCTAGCCCTGAGCGGGGAAGACGGCAGACTGCACACCAACTATCACATCCCGGGAACCAGCACCGGCAGGTTGTCGTCCAGTGACGAAAACATGCAGAACATCCCGGAGAAGATAGTCGTCACGGTAAACATCAACGGAGAAGAAAAGAAGATCAAACACAACATCAAGAAGATCTTCACCGTGACCGACCCGGAGAATCTGATTTTCGTAAACGCCGACGCAAAGGCCGCGGAGGTACGTATCTACGCCGCGTACAGCATGGACCAGAACCTGATCCGCGCCCTCCTCGACGGCATGGACCCGCACTCGTACTTCGCATCCATCATCTTCAACCGGGCTAACCTACTGGCAGGTATACCGCACGACCAGCACCGAAACATCCTGGAGCTGTTGGGAATCGACGACGTCCATGCTTGGGACTACCCGGACTTTCAGGCCATTGAAAAGTTCAGAGGAAATAAGGAAAAGGGGCTTATCGGGACAGATCCTACTTACGGAGACCAGCTTGAAAAGTTGCGCAAAAATATCAAGCGGGTGGTCTTCGGAATCCTCTACGGGGCCACCCCCGGGAAGATCTCCTCGATCGTGGGGATCACGGAAGAACAGGCCCGGGTCATCATCGAAACACTCGACCGCATGTTCCCGACCATCAAAGCATACGTCGAGATGACCAAACAACAGGTACGTACCATCGGAGTGGTAGAGACGTACTTCGGCCGTCGGCGGCGCTTGGACATCCACAACCTGCCCTTCATCATGAGAAACAAGGCCGAACGTCAAGGCGTGAACTTCAAGATCCAGAGCACGTCCTCAGACATTGTTCTGAAAGTACTCTGTGATATCGACGAACCCTTACGACATGACCTCGGCGGGCAGGTCCTCCTGACTGTGCATGACTCGATTGGCTTCGAGATCCCGAAAAAGTACCTCTCTCAGGCAGCAGACCTGATAGACCATTACGGAGTAAAGAAGGTGGGCAAGCTCTACCCGTGGCTACCTGTCCCCTTCAAGTGGGACATCGGAGCAGGACCGTCCTACGGCGAGCTTTCTTCCATCGACACAGAAGAGAAGATCGCAGAAGACCCCGACGCGTTCATCGAGCAGGAGATCAAGGACGAGCTGGCGGACGTAGGTTAGCGCTGGTAGAACCGCAGGTCCGCGGCAATAATCTTGTGTGCAATCCACCCGAACACACCCGCGTGGAGACAGTCATCCGATTTCTGCGGAGAGTGTCTCCATACTTTTTTGCCTGAGGACGTGAGCTCCTCGTATTCGTTAAGTATGTCCTCGATCGCTATCGTCATATCTTGAAGCCTGCCGAATTCCGCTCTCTTGTTCTTCAGCAGCATCAAATAATTGTCGATCAGGGTTGTCCGATTTCCTATGTAACGGTCTTCTCCGTTGAAGATCAGAGCCTTGGCGGGAGCTCCGTACTGCACCTGAGTCACTCGATGATATCCCAGCTTCTGTTGCAAGAGGTTGTTCGCTATTGCCCCACCTCCCGCGTCACCCACAACCAGCGCAACGTTGTACGCACTACACGTGAACGCGATTTCCTCGATAGAGTTAACCGGATTCATGCCCGGGTAGATCTTGTAGAAGAGAGTAACCAGCTTGTCATCTGCCGGTCGGTACCCCCAAATCCACAAGACCGTCCGGGAAACCCCGTCCATCCCTCCGCCCGACCAGTCAACTCCAGCCACGATGTGTGTGAATCCGGAAACGTGCAGGCTATTGGGAATCGGCAAGAGCTGTCGGTTTCCACAAAGCGACTCCAGCTCTTCCTTGGTTATCATACGCTCGCCTAGAGAATCCGACACTCCCAGGACCTCATTCTTGAACAGTGTCTGGGAGTAGTTCGGATCGTTCATCTTCACGACAATGCGCGTCCACCGCTCGTGCGCTCTCTCAACAATCGCACTTGAAAACCCCCGCTTGGCACACGCCTTGGGAAGGTTCGCCGGCATGATGAGCTGAGAAATATGAAAACCGTGCATCGCAAAGGCTGGCTCATAATCCATCTCTTTCGGCCGGTTGAAATCGATCCACTGCCCGGTATAGGGGTCCAAGTACTCTCCGCACTTGAGACAGATGATCCCTTCCTTGCCCATCGACTTTGCAGAGTCCACAAACTGGTGCGTGTTGCACGCGTCGCATCGCATCACCCATTCGGACTGCGTGCTCTGTTCCCAGAGACTCTGGATGGTGTTCTCCATCGTCTTAGGGGTCCCCGCGTACGTCTCGAAACCGTAACTGGAGTTGGCCATTGTCTCGTTTCCGATGATGATGACCGGGTCGTACAAAATGTCCTGGACCTCGTCGAACATATTCCGGTCCGACGAGATACTACGCAGACGCTCCGGGTCCTCATCGGCGTACATGAAGTGCATCACGGAGCCGTTCGTGAACTGTTTCTGAAGAACACGGTCCGAGAGGTCTGAGGTCAAGAACCGACGACTGATATGCGGGGAATAGCGCATGACCTTGGCCACACGCGTAGTAGAGAAGATAACCGTCTTCTCTTTCTGTGGGCTCACGTACATGGTCTTGAAGTGCGGGATGACTGAGCACTCCAGGATGTTGAAGTTCGCCAGTGAAGTGGACTTTGCTACCTGACGACCGGTCTTGAAGAGCGTGCGACGAAAACGCCCATCATAAAAGGCCCGGTGCATGGGGTATAAATCAAAGCGGAACGACCTACCGTCCAGCTTCAGCCATGCTTCTGCCAGCTCGCTGAATCGCGCTGTAGGTTTAGTCTTCATACACCCTCAAAATAGCGAATAGCTACAAAGGCCACAAGAGGAGAACGATGGCAAAGAAAGAACCGGAACACGACCAGAACGACCAGAAGTACGCGGACCTGTACAGTATTCCCCGGGCAAGCATCGAAGAAATCAAGAAACAGATAGTCCTGACGTGGAAGTACAACCAGCACCGCGGCGCCATCCTCGTGGTCGGGGAGGCCGGCATCGGGAAGAGCCAACTGTGTGGACAACTCAGCCGGGAATACGGAGCAAAGATCTGCGACGTCCGAACCGCACACTGGGGCCTGATGAGCGCGGGTATCCCGTCCGTGAAACATCAGGACCGGGGTTTCTTCGACATTGTCCTGCCGTCCGTCTTCCCTAAACCAGGGGAGAAGGCCATTCTGGTATTTGACGAAATCAACCAGGGGTTGCAACACGCGATCAGCATGTTCTTCTCTTTGATCGAAGATCGTCAAATGTTCAACTACAAGCTTCCGGATGACTGCCTCGTTCTTGGGCTGATGAACCCGAATACAGCACAATACGCGGTTACACAGATCGAAAGCAACATGGCACTCCGCCGACGGCTGAAGATGTTTTACGCTATCCCGAGCTACGAGGTCTGGAAGCGCCACGCAATCACTCCTGAGTTTCACCAGACAGACCTTCACGCACTGGGCAACGCGCGGCCGTGTCATCCGCTCCTCACCAAATTCTACGAACAGCACCCAACGATGTTCTACGACTTCAAGGGGCAGAAAGCACAGAAACAATACGCGTGTCCCGCGACCATCCAAACGATTTCCCTCGACATGTACCTCATGGAAAAAGAACGGATGGACCTGACAAGCGACTTTGCGCGGATGCGCTACGCCGCGTCTATCGGTCTTCCACACGCCGACCAACTCGTCGCGTTCCTGAGAGACGAAGACCGATCCATTGACCCCAGAGAAGTACTGTTCAAGTTCCCCAAAGTGCAAGACGAGATCGTGGATCTCATCAACAGCGGCCGGCAAGAAGTTCTTCACGAGGCTATGCAGGGGGTGCTCATGATGCTCTTTGCGGACCAGCCCCCGGTAGACGAGGTTGCTCGAAACTTCGTCCTCTTCCTGAAGACACTCACTCCGGACATGTCCATGTCGATCTTTACCCAACTGAACACCATATCGAAGGAAAACAACGCTATCGAATACCGACAAAAGCTCATGATCGCCATGAACAAATTCCCTGAATGGGTCGAGATACACAAACGCGCGGACGACGGACAGAAGAGGGTAGATTCCGGGCTCAAGTAGTAACCTTCAGGTCACTAATCTCAGACGCCAGCTCTTCCGCCTTCATCTCGACATACACGTAGCAGGACGCAAGCCTGGACAACTGTACCCCAAGAGAGTCTTCAGCAAACTCAGTATGCTGGAGCCTGTTCTTGGGCAGTTTGTTCCAGGCTTCGCGCACCTCGCTACGTGCGTATTTTGCTTCTAACGGTAACCGGCAATCGGGGTACTGACAATCCAAGGTCTTTTGAATCTCCTCGCTGTCGAGTTCTTTAGGGGGAATCAAAAAACCTGCTCGCTTGAGACAGACCGCGATATACAACTGCACGTCCTCGTCGAATTCCGGGATCTCGTGACCGTGCGGGTCCAACCCCCGGATGAACCCTGCCTCGTGTACCGCCCACGCCATATGCGCAGGATGGCACTCCTGTATCGACTCGGGGTTGGTCAACTCGTCGTTGAGTGTCTGGACCGTATGCTGAAAGACGATGTTGTCCCAATAGAACGCCGGATTGAGTTGTAGTGTTATCGCCGCCATCAACTTGTTGCGCGAAACTACTGGAAGCTCGATCCCGTCATGCTGCAAAGTCATCCAGATCGTTTCCGGCTCCCAGTGCAGGATGTCTACCCCGTACAGAACGCGCACAGCCATATAGAGAGACGCCGCCGCATGTCCCTCGCTGTTCAACAGAAGCTGACGCGCGGTGGACTCCCGGGACGCCGTCTTTACCAGGTAATTCTGGAAGACGGGTGCTTTCTGGACGAGGATTTCGAGGGAGGAGGTCACTTGTTGTACGCCGCCAGCTGGCGCTGGACCGTCGCCTTGATGTCCGCAGGCAGGGTAGGCAGGACCTGCTCCAAGAGTTCGAGATTCACTTCTCCAGACGGGGCGATCTCCTGGGCGATCTCGGGACCAAGAACATCCTCCCAGAAGGTCAGGGGGAGCGACGAAAGGAGCTGCTTGTTCGCCAACATACCGGTCCCGATCTTGATGTGCTCGGATGCGAGCTTGTCCATATTGAAGACCGTTCGAACCGGATCAGGAATCGACTTGCCGTAAAAGCGGTCCACTCCCGACTCCCGGTCCAGTCGGGCAAGCTCAGACGCTAGCTTGAGCTGGTACGACCGATCTTTCAGATACGGATCCGTGTTGTCGAACATCTGCGCTACCTTCTCGTAGGCAGCGGCAAGATTTGACCCGAGATTCTTGGCAGCCATCTCCCGAGATTCGAATGCCGACTTCAGCATCCGCGTACTCGTGATGGTAAAGCCTGCGAGCTTGTGCGTGGCGGGCATCAGAGGAACGTCATACTGCTCTGCAAACTTGCAAAGCCGGTAGAACGCCTGTGTGCGGTCTTCGACAGACAGGGTTGCGTACTTCTCGTGGAGCACGCGCTCCGCGAACTTGACGTCCCCGGCAGAGGCTACCTTGAACCGCTGCTTTTCGGGCAGAAGCCACTGGTCTTGGGACGCCTGCTTCGTCACCGTTTGGTCGAATATTTTGGTATCAATCTCGTAGAGCTCCGCCGCCTTCTTCAACATCATATCCACTTCCTGCGGGACCGCGGACGCGAACTTCCGGTACCCCAAGGACATGGCGGCATGTTCTCTCGTGTGAATCGGGAACTGGCGACACCCGGGCCACGCGAATGCCGTAGCCGGAAGATCCTGAAACTCCTCCGGACCAACGTTTGCGGTCTTGGTCATTTCTCGCATCTCAGGAAACTGCATCAGCATGACCTTGAGTCGCGAGTAACCCGTATCGTTTGTCTGGTCGATGATCATCAGAACCTCCTGTCCTCAACCAGCTAAAAGTATAAGGAGAAAGCCGTGGAAAGTAAAGCTAACGCTATGCACGACGTTTTGCAGTGGCTCTGCTCCTGCAATCCGCGCGCCGGCAACAACTTCTACGGAAGAGTGTTGAACGGGTGTGGTCGAATGCCTGTGCCGAACCTGAAAACCTGTGCCGTCACGCTGACCCAGGAGGGACACTACAAGTTCCTGTGGGATTCCGATTGGTATGAAGAACAGCCGCGGGCCTTCCAGATCTTGGTCGTCTTGCACGAGGTCGCCCACCTCGTACTGAAACACTTGGAGCGGATCCTTCGAATCCGCCTTCAAATGGCGGACCCTAAGAAATACGAGCAGATCCACGAGATCGTCAACGCAGCCGCAGACATGGCAGCTAATGACACGGTTCTGCGACCTTTCGTACAGGAGGCAGGACTCTCGACGTACGGAAAGGAGTTCAAACGATTCCGACTCCCAGAACACCGAGAACCGAAACCGTACCCGAAAGGTGAAACCTTCGAGGAGTACCTCGCACGACTCCTGGAAGACATGAAAAACGACGGTTGGGAGCCTGGAAAGCCCTACCCACAGTGGTTTTCCGACCTGGTCGGGAAATGTCCCGCACCCATGCTGGATCCGGTAATCAACGTACCTCTTCAGGATCTGACAGACGCGGAAATCGAGAGGATCATCAGTACTGCACACGGCGAATCCAACATGCTCATCAAGAAAGCCATCGAGCAGACCGAGAGATCCCGAGGAACCGTACCCGCACATCTGAAATCATGGATCGACAGCATTTTCGTAGAGCCAAAAGTCCCGTGGCCTCAAGTCTTCCGAGGATACCTGAAGACGGCCCTGTCATCGAAGCTCGCCGAGAGCTCCGCGTACCCCAATCCTGCGCTGTTCCCCTTGGCGCTGACCGGGGAGATAGAGCCGTACACCGGGTATCAGAAGGAATTCAGCTTCAACATGGCGGTCCTGATAGACAGTTCGGGGTCCATCGGGGATGACGATTATCAGACCTTCATGGGAGAGCTCCAAGGAATCTCGCAAGCCGAAAGAGGAGCCAGCGCCACCCTCGTCTACTTTGACGCCGCGGTACAACACGTTGAGCAACTCGACCTAGACCCGGAAAAGTTCAAAAACCACTACAGGTATTCATGTGGGGGGACAGACTTCAATCCTCCGTTCCAGTACATCCTCGGACTGGAAACCCGCATGGATAACTCCGTGCAGGAACTCCCGCCCATGCGAAAAAGCTGGGACGTGGTGATCATACTCACAGACGGAGAAGCCCCCATCGAGTCTCCTGGAGGTCCTTGTCCTGCGTGGCTTCCGCCGTGCCCCGTCATCTGGGTCCTGGTAGGAGGTCGAAAATCCCACCCCGCGATGGGCTCGCGGATCGTGAAACTGGAGTAGCCATGGATATTTACTGCGTGAAGATTCGGCAGCGCCGACTCCGAAACCGTGAGTACTTTCCGTTCGAGCGGATGTACGTCGTCCCCTCTACGTTCTTCGAAAACGACTACTGGAAGCGGGTATTCCCGTACATGCTTGTCGCCGAGTCACCCAAAGCGTTGCTCGACGTCCTTGAGAAGATGGACTGCGATGCAGAGATCGTCATCGAAGAAACTGGAAACCCAGAACCGAGGACTAGTAGGCCGCGCCACACGATCCGAAGAACTATCGAGGACGCCATGCCGCGTCTCAATGAAAAACGAATCGTCATCCCTACGTACGTGTACAAGAAAAAACTAGGGTACCTCTGGTCCTACCTGAAAACCGCAAAGGCCCAGGGGATCGAACTCAGCCTGTACACGCCGAACATGATCATTCCATCCATTTGCTATCAGTGCGTAAACCTGTCGCACAAATACGCAGGTGAGTGCCAACTCACGGACAGCAAGTGCAGAGAGTTAATCGCACTGGATATCCCAAAACAGAAAGGGGATGAAGAATGCCTGTTGGATTCGGAAAATCATCAGTCACGAAAATCAGCGTCCCGGACGGACTCCCCAATCCAGCCGTAGTAGACGACTACACGTTAGCCAGTCTGCTGAAGTACCGGACGAAGACTCTCTGGCATTTGATACTGCACCGGAACACCCTCTACAAGTCGTGGACCATTCCCAAGGCACACAACAAAACCCGGATCATCCATGCCCCACAGGGGAGTATGAAGCGTGCCTTGAAACTCCTGAATAAGCGGCTCTTGAATCCGTTGCAGGAACCTCTGGGGGATCACGTTTCGGCATACCGTAAACAGAGGTCAATCCGAACCGCAGTCATGCAACATCTGCGGCCTTGTCCTATCTGCGACAGTTTTCCGAATGCTGTATCCCCGAAAAAGCACGACTGTCCCAAGTACGGAACGTTCATCAAGATCGACCTCAAGGACTTCTTTCATTCAACCAAGAAGTCCTGGGTACGCAACTGCTTCAAGGAAATAGGATACAGCCACTACGTATCCGACCTGCTCTCCAACTTGACTACAGTGTCCATAGGTCCGGATGGAACCCGGAAAAAAGACGTGATACCTCAAGGCAGCCCCGCATCTGGAGCCATCTGCAACCTGGTAGCGGATCGGCGCCTAGACGGCGCCATAAAGAGCTACCTCGCAGAACTGGACCTGACCGCAGGACTGACGCCGCCATGGAACTGGTGCTACACGCGGTACTCGGATGACCTCATCATCACCTGCGGGAAACTCCTGTCCCAGGAAGACCGAACTGCAATCGTGTACCGGCTGCGGGGAATCATCCGGGAATGCGGTTACCGCGTAAACGCAAAGAAGGTACGTACGCCGCACAGCTACTTTCGGAAACGCGTACTCGGGATAGTCATCAACAAAAAGTTGAACATCCCGAAGGAAGAATACCGGAAGTTACGTGCAATCATTACCAATGCAAGCCGGCACGGCTTGAGTTCTCAGCACAAGAAGGCCGGTAAGAAAACCCCGCAGGCTCTCATGGATTACCTCCAAGGCCGAATAGGGTTCGTGCAGTTCATCAACCCCGAAAAGGGAAACAAGCTGATGGTCGCCTTCCAGGAAGCCAAACCAGCGTGGGAGAAAGAACTCCATGGCTGATATACCTGCCGAAATTCCCGACAAGATATTCACGTACGCCTTCAGCGGTCGTGAAACCTGGCGGAGGCACAGAGGAAACGGCATGGACACCCTGCGCAACCTGTACTTCCTGTTCCGCGACACGCTGAAGGCGGAAAACGCCAAGAGACTGCTACAGTCGCCCGCACTCGATGCGTTCTTTCCTGTGTTGCGTTTCGGCTTCAATACTCAACAGGGATATACCATCACAGACGACATCAACATCATGTCTCCGGGTTTCACAGAAGGGAAAGCACAGCGAGTCCCGGCCGTCATAGACGGGGAGTACAAACTCATGTACCCGAAAACCATACAGGACGCGTGTACCCTGCCGCACAAACTGATCTTGGGGTGTAGCGAATGTCTCAACGAAGTTGAAAATCCGGAACTACATTGCGAGATAAAGAAGATATACCAAGCACAAAAGACACAACGCGTACCTTCAGAAATAATGGATACACTGGAGCGCTGGAAACATCTCAAGATGCAGCTCGAAGGATACACCTTCATCAGCCCCATATACACCGCGGGCCAGACCAGCTTCTCGTCTAGGAGACTCGCCGTCGGGTCTGTAAATTTCGATGCAATAGACCGGAACATAGAAGCCAGAAAAGAGGCAGCACAGTCCCGGGTACAAAAGGACCGGTTTAGAAAAAACGTGTGCGGAATCTGTCTGGTAAATCACTGCTGCCCAAACGATCGTTCCAGATGGTGCGAAGGAGCCTACGACAAGTCCGAAGACGCATACTACGAACATATCCTGGAAGTGTGCAACATCCCGTACACGAATGCGCAACTGGCTTACTTGTTAAAGAACTCCGGACGGCTATCGAGTTACTTCCAAGGGAAAGAGCACTACCTGACTTTCCGGTACCGTGACGGACTGCAATACATGCTGGGCAATATGCGAACCGGAGAAGAGCGCCCAATGACGTACAAGCAGGCGCAGGAAATCATCCAGAAATGCGGATACGGCACAAGTTACCCGGAAAAGCTGCGGATCACAAAACGCCTGAAAGCGTTGTTGGCTGTCGTGTCCAGCTTTTCACAAAGTCCGACAATGGGAAGTGGTTGGCACAAGACGTCCTACGCCGCACGCTACACCCGCTACGAAGACGACGGCTTCCGGCAGTATTTCTACTACAAGCGGTCAAACGAAATCGCGTCCTGGTCCTTCTACGTCAAAGACTTGACTGATGTTTACCGCTCACACGGAAGGATCCCCTTCGTGTCGAAAACAGTCAGTCCTTTAAGTTCAGTAAATAGAACTCCGTACGACACCATCAAGTCATATTGAGGAGATATCGAACGTTGGACACGCAGTCATAATGGCAGCGAGAGCTGCATCTTCGTTTGCTTGGGCGGTCGCGACACTCGCGTCCGCCTTTTCTTTTGCTGTCTGGGCATTGGCCACTGCCAGATCCTTGGAGCTCTTGGTATTGACCGCCGTTGTGTACCCGACTGTCGCCGCACTACAGAACGAGGCGAGAACCGTATCCATGAGACCCATGTACGGTTCGCTCGTAGACCATCCGCCTGTACCTGTAAGCGCCGCCTCCATAACCAGGAGTTTTGCGTGGAGATCGTACTGCCATGTGCCTGGAAGAGCAGAACACGCAGGATACGTTCCACACGCTCCGTACGTGTTGTAAATCGTCTTCGAGTCGTTGAAGAACTGTTGAGACTTGCTGGACAGATTCGATACACCGCTCAGCAAACCCAAAGGACTCAACCAGTACGTAGTCCTCGCCGTCTGACAGAAGGTGGTCTCCTTCTCGTAGATGAGAACCATGGCCGCAGCGGCAGCCGCCTCTGCCTCTGCGGTCGTAACCGCAGCCTGTGCGGTTACAGCATCTGCCTCGGCCGCGACTCGGGCTTCTATCGCCGCCTTGTACGCGTTAACGAGAGTCTGGAGATATTCCTCATCAGTCTCCGGCCGGTACAGAATCGGCAATGGCGGAGGCGGAGCAGGAACCTCAAACTCGGACCGGAACACGTACCATGTGTTTACTGCGGTATCGACACGCTGAAGAACAGCCTGCTTCGCCTGAACTGCCAACTCTACGTCTGTGTACCTAACTACAAATGCGTTGGCCCGGTACCTCTTGGTTCCGTTGGTGATAGCCGCCGCGCGGGTAGTGACGATGTTTTCAAGATCATAGGGATTAGCTACCCGCACGAAAACATCTTGCTTGGGGTCCACTAGATCGATCACGTCGTGCACGAAAAGGTAAACGTCCGGGAGCTCTCCCGGAACAACCACAGTCGTCGTGATTTGGTACTTCATCCCGTCATCGAGTTCGACCGGGATACATTCCTGCGTAACCTCTGTCTTGATCATGGTGCGTTCTCGATGTGGTAGTTGACGGTCCCTGTGAACTCTCCGACGGCCCGGGCGTACTTGGTGACCAGATCCTGCACGCGGTCTTTCGTATACTCCGTAAACTCTATCGCCGCAAGGTCGGTATCATATACTACCATGCACGCGCTGTCTCTGTAGTACCCCCGACCCTCAAGTATGGCCTGATCACGACTCGGGACAACGTGCTCCATGTCCCACACCGTAGCAACATGTTCGAAAGTCCCGAGCTCGGTGTTCATCACAAAGATCTCCCGAGCGATTCCTGCAACGTACGTGACCGTCGTTTCTATCTGGTACTTCGGGCCCTCGATGATCGTACGGAATTGCGTGTAGTCGATCGTTACGCTCATGTGAACGTCTCCGTCTCGTCCCCCTCGAAGGAAGAACCTGAGGTCTCGTAATCGTTCACAAGCCCTTGTGCTTCAAGTTTCACAGAGTTGAGCTTGTTGATCGCCTCGGAAAGGTCATCAAACCGCGTGTAGTCGTCTTTCACTCGGCAGTACAGCTCGTGGTTCAGGTTGTATCTCTGCGCAATCGCGTCCGATCCTGCCGCGTGAGTGACCATGCCACTAGAAATCACGTAATCCATGCCCAAGTCATACGGGGCCGGGAATTTGTCCACCACAAGAATCGACGTATTGTATGCCCCAATGGCTGCAACGGTTGTGATAAAACTGGTAACCAGCGGGTTGATATGCTGCCACAAATCCGGACACGTAATGATAACATCATCCCCCACAACTATTGACCCAAGACCCAGAGCCGCCACGATACTCGGACCTGTCAGCTCGAAGAGATCTCGTACGGGGTACAGCACCTCGGGGTACGCCTCAAGATCTGTACGAGAGCAGACACGCGCGAGCGCATCAGGCTGCGTGTTCGTATTCAGACGCACCAAAAGAGAAGGTTCCAGTTCCACAGGATCGGTATTCGTAGGCCCGGTAATGACCTTCGTATGAAGGTAATATCCTGACCCCAGAATAAACCGCTCCATTTCAAGAGTTAGCTTAGCGTCTGGAGGAAATGGCATTGCATCACCACGGGTTCTATGGTTTCTTTCTGATAGTAACGGGACCTAAGGTGGAGGTCAACAACGATGGGTGTACACGCATATTTAGGCATCGACCCCTCCCTCCGAAAAACAGGTCTCTCCCTCATCATCGACGACAACGGACTGCTCGAAACCCGGGTGACACACACCGTCCCCAAAGACCTCCGCGGCACACCCAGACTCCAGTACCACAGGACACAACTCCAGGAGTTTGTTCGGGGACTCTCCCCCATCTTCACCGCTATCGAAGGCCCATCACTTTACAGCGTAAATCGGGCGGATGACCTGGGAGACCTACGCGGCCGTCTCTCTCTGACGATGGAGGACCTGGGAAGCCCTGTGCTCCGAGTAGCCCCCACTTCGGTAAAGAAGTTTGCGACCGGTAATGGTGGAGCCTCCAAAAACAAGATGATCTCGGCCGCGGAAGACTTCTGGAACCAGAAAATGACCGAAGATGAAGCAGACGCCTCCTGGTTAGCATACATCGCCTACGCGTATTTCAGCCCCGAGCCATTACATGGTTTAACCAGGGCACAGATAGCTGTAATCTTTGGTATGAGAATGCCTAGAGCCAAGAAGGAAACGGTTCGTCTGAGCCGTACAACCACCAATCTCTGAAGGAGTGAACATGCTCGAATTCCCACGACTCCTGTCGCAGGAGAACACGGACCCCTTTGGCGCAGTGCACTGGACGAAACACCACATCATCAGTAAGGACAAGAACGGGAAGATCCTCTACGAGTGCACCGATGCAGAATTTCCGGACTTCTGGTCTCTCGATGCTTGCGGGATCTTCGCCCAGAAATACCTCCGGCAATCCCGGGTATCTTCAGAACGGGAAACCAGCGCAAAACAAACCTTCTCTCGCATTGTGAAGGCAATCGCGGCGGAGGGGGTAGCGAAAGAGTACTTCGACGAAAACAACGCAAAGATCTTCTCCGACGAGTTGATTACCATACTCGTAAAACAACTCGCAATGTTCAACTCTCCTGTGCTCTTCAACGTGGGCGTTTCGGGAGTAGCAAAACCGCTAGCGTCTGCGTGCTTCATCAACTCCGTAGAAGATGACATGGCCAGCATCCTGGAGTTGGCAAAAACCGAGGGGCTGATTTACAAGGAGGGGGCGGGTTCGGGCGTGAACTTCTCTCCGCTACGCGCGTCTACCGAGAGCATCCGCGGGGGCGGTCACGCTTCAGGCCCTGTCTCCTTCATGTACATCTACGACTCCGTCGCCAGCATCATCCTGTCCGGCGGCAGGACTCGCAGAGCCGCCAAAATGTGCATCCTGAATGCCGACCACCCGGACATCGAAGCGTTCATCTGGAGTAAGGGAAACCAGGAGGATATCGTACGTATCCTCGTCGAAGGAGGACTCAGCCCGGAATTCCAGGAAGTAAACGGGGCCTACTCCATCGTTCGATACCAGAACGAGAACCACTCTGTCCGCGTTACGGACGAGTTCATGAAGCGGGTACGTGAAGTCCTTCACGGATACAAGGAAGACTTCTCGTGGCATCTCATCAACCGCACAGATCAGTCCCTCGCGGAGATTGTCTCGATCAAGGATCTGTTCTTTTCCATTGCCGAAGCGGCGCACAAGTGTGGGGACCCGGGAATCCAGTTCCACGACACCGTCAACAAGATGAACACGTGCGCCAATGACGGAGAAATCCACGGAAGCAACCCGTGCTCTGAGTTCATGTGGCTGAACGACTCCGCCTGTAACCTGGCCAGCATCAACTTGGACCGTTTCTCTCTGCCGGAAAGAAACTTCGACGTAAAGACGTTCAAACACGTCATCCGGATTTTCATAACCGCACAAGACATCCTGGTGGGAATGGCCGGATACCCGACCAAGAAGATCGAGGAGAATAGCCACAAATACCGCCCGCTGGGTCTAGGGTACTCGAACCTCGGGGGACTCCTGATGGCTTGGGGCTTTCCGTACGACAGCGACGACGGACGAAATCTGGCAGCATCGATCACCAGCTTGATGACAGGACAGGCGTATCTGGTCAGCACCGAACTGGCAGAAGTCAAAGGGCCGTTCGAGCGCTTCGAAGCCAACAAGATCTCCATGGAGGATGTGCTTTCCAAGCACGTTACGTCCACCAAGTCCTTGAAGCGAGACATAGCAGGAATCCACACCAAGGCACTCACCACCTGGAGAGAAGCAGTAGGTGCGGGTTTCGGGAAGAGAGGTGAAGAGGGTGTTGGGTTCCGAAACTGTCAGGTCACCCTCCTTGCCCCCACAGGCACTATCGGCTTCGTAATGGACTGTGCAACCACCGGGATCGAACCGGATTACGCACTGAAGAAAACGAAGATACTCATCCAAGGGGAGACCATGGACTACGTGAACCCGAACATAGACCGGGCACTTACTGTTCTTGGATACTCAGAGAAAGAGCGGCTGGATCTTCTCGCCTACGTCATCGACAATCGGCACCTGGAAAGATCCGGGCTGAAGGAGGAACACCTCGCAGTATTCGACTGTGCTTCTGCCGTAAAAGGAGCCAAGAGATTCCTGTCGGTGGACGCACACATCGAAATGGTCGCGGCCGTACAGCCCTTCCTGTCAGGGGCAATATCCAAAACGTTCAACATGCCGCACAACGCCTCCGTAAAAGACGTCGAACTGACTTTCCTGAAGGCATGGGAGCGTGGCGTGAAAGCCATCTCCATCTACCGAAAGGGAAGCAAGCTCAGCGAGCCTATGCGGGCCGAAGAGATATTGCAGGAGTTAAGGAAAAAGAAACCTACCTTGTCTCGGGAAGAACTCCCGAATGACCGAGAGTCTCACACACACAAGTTCAGTGTCGGCGGGTACGCCGGCTACCTGATCATCGGGTACTACGAGGACGGCCGACCGGGTGAGATGTTCATCCGGATGGCAAAACCGGGGTCTATGGTGAGTGGGTTGCTGGACTCTTTCGCAAAGGCGTGTTCCTTCCTGTTGCAGTACGGTGTTCCTGTGGAAGAACTCGTTCGGAGTTTCGAGGGTGTTAAGTTCAGCCCGGGAGGGATCACTTCCAACCCTGACATCATGTTTGCCACCTCGATCATCGACTACGTATTCAAGTGGATGAAGAAGCGGTACCTCACTCCTGACAAACAGAAAGAAATCGAGGACCGCCGAGAAAAGAAATTCCGGACTGCCGCGGCATCGGACTCCCTGGAACACGACGAAATGGATTACGACCTCAGCGAAGATCCCTGCTCCAACTGCGGAAGCCCCATGGTCAAGACCGGCACATGTAGTGTGTGCCGGGTCTGCGGACACGGAAACGGAGTGTGCTCATGAAATGCATCAATTGCAAATCCACCAAGAAAAACAAGGACTACATCGAGGTCATGCATCAAGGCGTCGAAATCGGGTTCGTGTGCGGCACGTGCATGAATGGCGTGAACGGTCTCCGACTCTTTGTTCAGCGCATGAAAGATGGTACGTTTGAGCTGAAGGAAATGCAAAACATCCCCAACCCGAGGTGACATGGCACTCTCCGCGTTCGTATCGAAATTCGCAAAGGACCTGGAGAAGGCAGAAACTCCCGGCGCCGCCAGTGCAGCTGAAGCGGCTCAGAAGTTCTCAGATGCCTTCATCGCGTTCTTCGAAAACGCACAAGTCAACGGAGCCCCAATGAACCCGGGCACTTCTCAGATCGCGAGGAGTGCCCTGGTCAGTGGGGTTCAGGCGGCGTTCGAAGCAACGGGAGGTCCTACGGCAGTCTGCGACCTCTTGGAGGCCGCTTTTTTTGCCTACTGGAACGGCACCCCTATCACCGCGATGTTCACGCCTACGCCTACCATCGCGTCCATTGCTCCCGGGGGGAAACTTTCCACGGCCATGAGTTCGATCAGTGCGCCAGACCCGTCTCAGCCGTCAGCAAAGGGAAAAGTAGCGAATGCCATTCTCAAGTGGCTGACCACTCCTGGAAGCGGACCGGTAATCGCGATCACACCGCCTCCTCCAGGCGTCACTGCTGTTTTTATGTAAAAGCTACAATCAGCTTTGGGCGCCCGCAGCACGATCCCAGTGGAAACCTTCGAGGTAGAACCGCGCTTCGTACGCGGCATCGTTCAAAAGATACGACGTGTATATGAACGTGTTAACCAGCGATGTCAGATCGAACTCCCCGCCGTGAGACACGACAACGGACGTGTTGTTCGTTGTGGACTGGAACCATAGCATCCTCGGCGCCTCCGTAATCCACGCAGGCTCGAAGAAGGGGTTTGTACTGAGAAGCGCCGACACGAGAGCTGCCCCGGCTACGCCCATAGTAGCCAGAGTGAATTCAACGTTGTATCCGATGATCGCCTTTTCCGTAACTCCTGAAGGATACCCAGGAACTCGAATCCTCGGGAACCCCGCTCCTGTACCGTTCTGGATCATGGACACCGTCACGGGAGCGGCGCCGTGATCCGCAACATCAATCACGAAATGGCGCCAAATGGGCAGACCCGTAGACGGGAGAAGGCGAGGAACAAACCGCCGCTCCGTCCCTCCGCAAGGCGGGGCAACGTCCCAGTAGTATTCGTCCCCTGTTCCCGGGTTGTAAACCTGCGCAAGGTACACAACGTCGAGAAGCGTGTAGTCCGCCATGGAGTACCCGGGATGTACTTCCGAGGGGTTGGGACGATAGAGAGAATTTCCCGGAACAAAAGTCCCGTAGTTGTCGTTCGGAATCGCCTTTCCCAGGAATACATTCCGGTCAGACCGCATCCACAGGTAATACCAGGCCGGTATCTTCGTACTGTCTCCGTCGTCCGCCGAAGTCGGAAGAACCACGGTATTCATCAACTTGCTCGACAGTCCAGTAATGAGTTGACCGGGAGCAATCACACGAGAAATCGGCCTTCCGTTAACGAGAGCTCTCCCGGGACTCAACCGGATAGTATCTGGCGACCAGATAGCCGTATTGAGCGGGTCCTCCGGCTGTGCATACATGCCTTCGAGTACTGTAGACCACGGAAGGCTGCATACCTGGATGCGGGAGTACTCGCCGAAAACATCCCCCGTGTCATACCCTGCAAAGTCGATATCGTTTTCGACTTTTTGTGGGATGTGCCAGTACTGCTTCGCAAGAGGCCGAGTCACCGTTCCATCCCACCCATGAACGTGGTTGGCAATCTCGACCGGCGACGGTCCGCTGTCATACTTGAGATTCTGGTAGTAGTCCCAATCACTGGGAACGTAAATGTTCAGGGGAGTACTGGCCGGAACACTCCAGCGCACTCCCATTATGTAATCACCACCGGAAGCCGACATGTGGTTGGACGTCTTGATGAAGAACACACTACCTGCACCATCCGGAGAAGACGTAATCGCATCAGAGGCAGAGGAGTATCCACCAATCACTTCCAGGCGTTCTCCGTAATGGAATGTAGGGTTCCCGTTCTCGTAAACGGAATATGTCTGACGCGTAACTTCGGAATTCGTCTCTGTCTGACCCGGAGCCGAACGGAAGTTTCTGGAGACAAGGTGCCACCAACCGTCTGCCGGAGCATCCCACATCAAGACCTGGTGCTGTCCCATCCGTACGTGGTTGTTGAACTTCCACCGGCCTGTGATGATTTCTTCCGCACCGAACACTCCACCAAGACCCAAAGACGCTTTCGTATTGAGCAGCGCGATCATCGACAGAAGCGCTGTCGCGATTGACGCCCCTCCAGGACCGGGCACATTGTAGGAGCCCAAGCTCGTCGGCACGCTTGTCGTTGCACTCATGCCGATCCGGGCTGCTCCAGAAGGCGCACTCGACAGAGCCAGATCCCCGATGATGTTGTTCAGGGCGGTGTTGATGGTCCATGTCGGACCCCCTGAGAGAGGGATAGACCCGTACCACTGATTCGTGATTGCAGCAGATGCCCAGGTCGACACGTTAATGATGCGCTCAACGGTATACCCATGCTCCCCCAAGTAGAGAGGTGGAATCGCGGGTGTTGCGTGACCGTAACACACCGTACCATCCACGAAGATGAGATCGTCACCAATGCGCTTGCAGATCGGTACGGCGATCGGAATCTTCTCCGGCTCTTCAGTCGTGATGAACAACTGTGCCGCCATGAGACTGATATTACCGTTCGTGGGACAGGCTTGACGACGCCCGCCAATACCGGGAGAAGGTTCGGCCATCATCTCGTAGGCAATCGCGAGCGTATCCCCGTCTGCAAGACTCTTGTTCAACCCAAGCGGGTCGAAGAACGCAAAGAACTGGCTATCCGGAATCCGGTGCATCTCGCGTTCGAAGATTTTCGTGAACACGTAATCCGAGGGCAGGGCTGTGATGAAATCCGACCCTCCCGTAACCACGTGTGAGAACCCCGCAGCGCCGAGTGCTCCGCCAAGAGCAATGAGTGCGTTGTCCACATCGGTTACGGTGGAGGTGAAGTCACTCGCTACGTGAATGGTCAGGATGTGATCCGGAGAACCAGAAAGGACTGCCAGCGCAGTCAGCGTGATTCCCGCATCCCAGACCCACCGCACTTCGCGTCGATTGCCCCCCTTGTAGTTCCGGAAGATGGACTCAATGGCGAGAGTGTCCGTCACGAAGGTGTACGTCACGACATCGTGCGTATCCACACCAGGTGTTTTGATCGGCTGAAGGATCATGGACGCGCCGGGTGTCGGTCCGAGCAGGAACTTACCTAGCGCCGGATCCCACAGAATTTGCGGAAGGTTGTTTCCCGGATTCAGTCCCGTTACGGCATCACCGTCGGCAGCAAGCCACATGATATCTGTGTCTTGCAGGTACTTCTGGTCGATCATTTCGTCCCGAAGAACCTCGGAACGATTACGTAGATTGTCCAGCGGTCGGTCAACGATCGCCGACTTCACCTTCTCACCAGGAACGATAGGGGCGATAGCCGCAGAGTCTCGTTCGCCAGTATCAGAACCGTGTGTGTAGACAACTTCTTGGCTAGCCATTCTCTACTCCTATGGTGCCTGGACGAGCATACCAAGACGCCAATCGTACTCGACGGCCATGGACGCTCCTTTTTCGAACTCTGGATGGGTCTGCCGGGCATAGAGAACTTGCGTCATTGGGTCCACGCCGTCACCCCGAGTATACAACCCCGCCTCCTGAAAGTGTACTCCTGTGTGTACCCCAGGAGGAACTTCCTTGTGGATGTGGATCTCGAAGATGGCGGGAGGGACTACAATGTACTCCCTCTCAGCAGGTATCGTGAGCGCCAAACGATCAATCTCCGCGTACAACGACATGTCCAAGATACTGACCGGGGTCCCGTCCGACCCGATAGCCAGAGACCAGATCTGGTTGTATTCAGGGTGCTGTTGAATTACCAACCCCGCGGGATCCTGCGCCAGCAATGCGAGTACTGATTCTCGTCCGCCATTCGTGACCTGGTTTTTCTTAGTGATCCGGAGCACCTTTCGCTTCTTGCCGTTCTTTACGTCGTAAACGGTCACGGTCATGTGTCCGTACAGGTGCCCGTTGGATACCAGCGAAGTTTTTGCGCTCATCATGGCCTCTCAGGTGAATGACTTACTTTAGCACACTCTTACACGGAATCATAATCGTAGGAAACCCCCCCAGGCCAGTTAACATCGATTTTAAGACTCAGAGGACGGTCCACATGCTCCGTTTTGGCAGACACTGCGCTCATAGCTTCCCGAACATACGCAGGATCACCTCCATCGAATATCAGAGGGGTGTACCCTACAGTCGTATCCGGGATGAGCGGTAAAATCGCAGCAGCATTCACGATTGCGGCACATTCCAGATCCACGAATCCTCCCGGGTCCCACGGAGGGTACGCCAAGTTCAATTCGACCATGCCGAACATCGGGTCGTTCGGGTCGTAGTGAACGGCATAGTGTATACCTTCCAGTACGGGTAGCCCCCCGGCCGTAGCCCGGATATTGACAACTATAGGCCGTTCTCCGGGAGCCAGAACCAGGGGGAATACAGGAGGTGTAGGAAACACCAGCGGCACTCCCATGTGCTCGACATATGTGAAATAGTCGTCAAACGCGAGATCCGTCTCCGCATCAAAGGTCAACTCATTGCCAGCCAGGAGGATGCTTTCCAGCTCTCCCCAGTAGAACTTGAACGCCGAGATGTTGAACGTGTCGGTCAACCACCCCACATCGAGGAACGCCTCGTTAGGTTCCACGTAGGGATACGTATACGCCGGCTTGGTAACGAGAACCATATCCTCGAAATCGCTCTTGAACGACGCCGGGAGTTCGAGGTCCGGGCTGATCTCCACATAGAACATGTGGTACTTGAGATACTTATCGAAAAGGATGAACCCCACACTGTGCCGATACTGGTGATCCAACGTGGATACGACTCCATCTTCATCCGCGTCAAAAAACAAACCAGGATCATCGAACATCGCCAGGTCATCGGGATCGAAAATGTTCTCGATCAGCCCGTCCGACGCAATTCTCCGGAAAAGATTGGTCGTCGGAAACAGCGTGTACGGAATGGTCTTGTTGACCCACCACAGCGGAGATTCCACGTAGTCCGTCAACGTAAACGCCAGGGTGATCGCCTCGAACGCCTTGAACGTCAACGTACCGATGCTCAACGGGTCTTCGATATCTGGACGCATCGGAACGAAATACGGGTACTTGTACGTGTACTTGTCCGTGACAACCACCTTCGCGTAATCACGAGACAGAACCCATTCGAGGGGAGGTCCTTCATCGACCATTACGTAAGGAGACTCCAACAAAACAGTCTGGGCGTCTATGAGATCGAGAATCCGGAACTTACCCCGGTTAAACGCACTCAAGGCATTCGGGAAAATGATATAGCCGCCAATATCCAACTCGGTAAACGTGTATGTGACCGCCGTTGTCGTAAAGGTTTTAGCCGCCCCTACAATCTGGCCGTCTGTAGGACTCTGAGCATCGATGCCGTTGAAGTAGCTCTGGAGAACTTCCCCATCCATTCGGATGAGCGGGTATCCTGCCACGACATTCATTCCGGAGACCATACGCTCGAAGATCGGACCATGAACGTAAAGGTGCATGATCCCGCGGAGAAATGCTTTGTAGGTCTCGGACGACGCCTCAAAACGATTGAGGAGATATCCGTAGTGGTAGTACAGGTTGAACCTGTCTACTTCCACTTCCGGTACCCACATCCCGAGCTGTTTGACCGTACCTACTGCCCGCTCTACCACGGCCCCTCCCGCGGACTTGACCAGCTCACGCTGGTACTGGAAGCTGCACGTGTTGATGCTGGCCGGGTCCCAGTGTCCCGGGGGTACCGTCATCGGGTAGAGCCAACCTGTAAGGTAATTTACGGTGTAATCCTCACCTTCCCGAACCTTCCCCTCCCCGTCATCGCGGAGAGCGAAAACCTTCAAGGACCCCGGAATGATGTGTGTGTAACCAAGATCTGTCGGCAACACCGGACTCACGGGAAGCCCAATAACATCCGGCTCCGCCACATCCCGAACCACAGCATAAACAATTGGTTCCTTGAGGCCCAGTTGGTACGGTGCTTCAATCCCTCCGACCAGGTACTGCGCTTCGATGTAATCAACCAGGAAGTCCTTGGAGAAGAAGTCGAAGTACGACATCTTGATGAGCTTCCAGTTGAGAGTACCTGGGCTCGTAATGAGAGGAGCATAGAACGTCTCTTCAAGCTCTACGTACCCGCCGGGGAAATACGGAACAGGTATCTCCTTGATGATGTAGTACCCGTCGTACACTGTTCCAGAACCATAGACCTGGATGACATCTCCCACACCGGCGTCCAAGGACAAGTCATACGCGGTATAAAACCGGTACGCGCCCAAGGCATAGAAGATCAAACCAGGATTGGCTCCGGCGTCATCTCTCCGGATATCCACCGCCTGAGCCAGAAGCCGAAGAATGTCCCCGGGCTTGGTCTCCGAGTCGTCACGCCAGTCCACCTCGCGTTCAACATCCCGGAACTGATTGCCGACTTGGATATCAACACTGCGCCACGCAATGCCGGGTTTGGGTAACAGCGCCCCGTCAGTGTCTAGATACTCACGGAACGGGTCTGTCTTGAACCTCGCGTATCCATCAATATCCAGAACGTCGAAGTCAACCCCGCGCTCGTAAAGAACGGTGGGGTCGAAAATTGAATTCTGCAAGAAGTCGGCTGTCCGAATTGAACCAGGCATGTCGTAGACATACCTATCTTCCGCAACAGACACGCCCTCCTTGAACGAGATCTCGTTTTCTTTTATCTCGAACAGCCGCCAGTACTCTTTATTGAACACCGGCTGGTCCACGATTCCGTGGTTCAAAACACCACTCAGCATGTCGAGGTACGCCTGACCGATGTAGATCTCCGACGCGTTGTAATACGCGTGGAGGTCCTGCGTGTCCCTCCAGAAACGAGTCCAGAATCCTGTCAGCCCGTCGAAGAGCGCGGAGTTCTTGTCCCCGATTTGAAGTGGTTGCGGCATTCGTTACCCCTGGAGAACAAAGGTGATGAGCTCCGGCTTGCACCTATAGCGCACCGTACGGTCGCTCACGCCCATGAGGGTCAGGTATTCCGACAGCGTCGTGTCGTCGATGACTGTGACCCCCTCCGCGACCATCAGGGGCGGGACCAAAATGTCCGCCGAGTTCTCCAGTACGACACCATTCGTGGACAACGAGAAGATGGACACGATATCAGACGTCGAGAACTGGATCAGCTGACCGTCCGGAGAGAAGAGGTCGTAATAGATATTGAACGGAAACACCGTCCCCACAATCGGATAGGCCAGTCGGACCTGCGTGGCCAAATCGTTCATGTCGAGATCGTCGTTCGGGTCGAAGGAATTGATGTACGCGGAAATCAATTCCGCGGCTGCTGTCTCATCCAGTGTGATTGCCGCCGTGGGCTTCAAGCGATACGGGATCGTACAGCTTATCCAAACCGGGTTACGCGTACGGACAAGCTGACTTCCCGCCAGAATTCGAACATCCCGGGATTTCGTGTACTCATCTACGTTCTCGAATCCGCTCAGCGTAGTGTACGAGATCCGCAAAGTCTTTCCGTCAAAGTGCCCCTCATCGGGAGAAGGGTAACCCACATTGATCATGTTCAGGGCCTCTCCGGATTGAGCCTTGTACGGATTCCTCGTCATGAACTGATATTGAGACATCCCCGGAATAGCCACAACTGCCGGAGGTCCATTCCTGCGATCAGTAAAAAAGATTGTCTTGGTCGACGGATCCGTGATCCCGGCGTCTGCGGCATCCGGATCTCGCAGTTCAACGGTCAGGATATCCTGTATCGGCCTCCCAGAGAGAACGACCATGCCCGGAGTCTGGATGTGCCGAGAGGTGCCGCATGGAATACTGGGATTCGCCAAATTCGTAGCCGTGCGTGTGAAGATGACATCGAAGAAACTGGGTTCGTATTCCCCGATGGAGTAGACCACCGCGTTGACATCCAACTCATCCGAAGCCTCCGGGAACGGAACATTCTCACTCACCTCAAGCTCGTGATCCGAGACGTGTGTGATGACAAACCCCCGGGGAGTCCCAGAAATGCCGGACTGGATATGGAAGATGTGTCCGACTTGTACTCCGCTGGCAACAAAATCCAGAACGCCGTACGTGTAGTCAGGATCCCGGAAGATGTTGATGACATTATCCGGACGTACATAGAACCCGCCCACCCGAAGATTCTCTTCCACCGGAACTAGCGGCAATTCAATGTACGTGTCGTAACAGCCGCCTACGTGGATGCGGATGTGTGCCGCCATCTCCGGACGCACATCCCGCATCATTTCCGGTTCCGCCATCCCGATCGTGAGAACGTCCTGCACGTCTGGGAACTCTTCACGAAGCACAACATCACACGACCTGCTGTTGATGAGGTTTCGTACCGAAATGGCTGTTTGAGCGCGGTCGATAACCTCGACATTCGATTCCACCGCTGTCCCCCCGCTGGCAGAAACCTTGTGGTCTGCGTACGTAAAGTACGGCAACCCGCCGGGAGCCTCGACACGTGTGAATATCCCAGGAGGGAAGTTGTATCCTTCACCGATCCTGGCCGCACGGAGGGGGACGTTTACGGTGTAATCAACAAGTCGTCCCCGGATATCGAATACCGGAAGCATGTCGAGCTCGGAGATCACGTACGGGTACGAAGACGAATCCACGTAGAAGGCCAGCGTGCTGGTCCTCCAGAAACGCGTCTCTTGGGGGACCGATACGGAAGTCTTCTTGCTGAAATGCAACGTGGCAGTCAACCTCGCAACGATACCGTCCCTACGCGTGATGAACCAGTTGGACATGATCTCGTCAACGATGTCATTGACGTTTGTAATGTCTTGTCCGCTGGTAGCAGCATCGAGAACCTGCTTCAAAGACCGCTTGGCGTCCAACAACGCATTCTCCTTGCGGAGATACGCGAAGATGTAGGAGAACGCCTTGACGGCAAGATCCCGCACCGCACTGCCTTCAACAAAAGACGCTTCCGGTACTGACTCTGCGAGAAACTCAACCAGAAAGGATTCGGCATTCTGGAGATCTTCCTGGCTGACTGTGATTTGACGCGCCATGTGTTTACCTCGAAGCCAACGTGGTCAATTTCACTTGTAGGCTCGTTCCCAGTCGGTTGGTAAGAACGACCCAAAAGTCGAAACCGTCTCTTGAAGACGTTGGAACAAAACTGCCCAGCTCCGCAGACTCCAAGGATTCATCATCGTCCAAAGACTCGGCCTCGTCCTGACGGCGAACCTGCTCGCTCGCATCGTCTATGGCCATGATAACCGTATCTTGGAGCGTAGAGAAGTCATTAACGATGTTCGACCCTGCCAGACTCCCGAAATCAGTCCCGTAACCTGGATGCAAAAGATCACTACCCTTGGGAGTGTAGAACGTCTTCACCCAACGGTTAACCAGTGATTGTGTCCCTCGGACTCTCAGGGCAGACGTGAAGCCGAACGTGAACGACTTGAACCCGCGCTGGTCTTCGGGAGGCATGACTGGCTGGAAGTGGATGTCGTATCTCGGCATCGATCACCTCATATATCCCACTCACACTCGGACTCGCCTTCGACCTTGGACGGAGTGTTCAGGGGAGACTGCATCGCTCGGTCAACCGCACGATCCATTCCAGTCTGAACCTTTTTGGCGGAACTGGCCAGAGCCGCGTTTTTCGCTGCCTTCTTCCTGTAGGCGGTATTGTCGTTCTGGAACTCGCGATGCGCCCTCAATGTTCCCATAAGGGAAACCAGGCTAGGATTGGTCATCATCTGCTGTGTGAGCCCCGCGGTGCCCAGATTCTGCAACGTCCCAACGATGTTCTCCGCCCACGCAAGACGACCTTCGTACCCTTTCGCGGGAGACACCCACACGTTGGTGGCCGTGATCTGTTTCTGTTGATCAACCAGATCGAACAAGTCAGTCCATGCATCTGCTGTCTGGAGGTGAGGGGAAACGTCGGTATACCGCGGGTCCGCCCCTGAGATGTGGCTATGCATTGTATAGCCGACAAAGTCCGACGTAGCCTCGCCCGGCGAACTTGTGTGGGTCCGAACCGCCAACGCGGGATACGCCGTCTGCAACTTCTTCAGAAGGATTGAGAGGGTCAAGTACTGTTGCTCGGACCAATCCCAGTATCCCAACGTCCCGTCCGTCCCTAAAGGACTGCCCGTAGGAAGCCACGTCGCAACCGGTCGGGATTGCCCGCTCTCCACTTCGATGTACAAAGCCTCTTCCAAGGCAATCGTCAATGCTGTGGGGCTCAGATCCTGTGCGGAGTTCATGACGTCGTTACAGTCTGCCAGAATATACAAATCCCCCGACCTGCTGATGATGAAATGTACTCCGGCAGTGCCTGGAGAGGGGAACATGCAGGCGTTCAGGGCTGCCGCTAGGCGCCCCTTGTGTGCCATACCCTGGTCGGGGTCAGACCCCTTGGGGATCCAGCGCATCTTCTGGCCGGTCTCCTCATAGAAGTACATCTCCATCTTGTCCGGACTGTTCATCACACCAAACCACTTGCCGCTGCTCTGGAACGCATGCCACTGTTGTCCGAACGAGTGTAGAACCACTTGTTTGATCTCACGGTCTTCTATCGAAGACCACGGCGTAAATCCTCCTGGAGAAAGGAAGGTATAGTTGATCTTGACGTACGCCGGAAACCCATCCTCGCTAATCATTCTCCGTTTTTGGGTTTCGGGGGCGTCCACAACCCCGGCATTGACGTAGTACGCAACGTTCTTTTCCATGAATTGCGTCAGCTGCGTCACCATGTCCATCCACGTGCCATCCGACTCTACGTAATCCCGAATGTACGCAGCTCCGCCCATGTGGTCCATGAACGCCTGCGCTACTTCCCCGCTGGCCAGAGACGTGAGGGATTCATCCGCCATCAGCGTCGTCCTTGTTGAATGTCTCGGAGGTCGTTGATGAACTTGCGCTTCTTGTAGCTGAGCTGTCCCTGTGTGAGATCGTACTTCTTCATCAACTGGGCGTTATTCAGAGCAGACCGGCCTTTGAATCCTATGAGATCTTCAAACATGAGCTTATCCGCCGGGGCCAAACCGTGGTGGTAGAAATCCACCAACCCCTCATCCGCGGACCCTTCCTCCATGAAAGCGCCGGCAGATTCCACGAGCTCTTTTCGACTAAACGACTTCTGGAAATCAGCTACTTTCTTGGGGTGCCACTTCAACTCATCCGACAGCTCGTCCACTGTCGGCTCTCTTCCGTGTTGGTCAATCAGGTTGTTCGTCGCAACCTGAAACGTATTGTAAAGGAGCTGCTTGTTTTCCGGCAACCGAGCAACGTTCTGGTACGGATACACGTCCCGGGACAGCTTCCGTAACCTGCTCGTTACGTGTGTGCCAATCGCCGCACCTCTACTCGGATCGTACGTACGGAGAGCTTGCACCGTCAGAAGCCTGCCCTTCGATTCGAGAGCCTCCCGGGGAACCGCAGCACCCCACTTCTGGACCTCCCGTTGAACTAGGGGATTCATGCGATCCAACAGAAGCTTGAGATGCTCCGGGTCGTTCGACTGCTTCCACTGTCGCCAGAGTTCCAGGTCCTGCTGTTGCCGTTGAAGGGTCATTGTTAACGCCTCGGGACTCCCTTGTCCCCGCCCTGAGCCCGCACGGTATTGCGGTAGCTCAACAATATACTATCCCAGTCTTGCCGGGTCTGCGGCAGATTGTTTGCCCTGTCGATCATGTACCAGGGGTCCATGGGCGGGTAGTTCTCCTCCGCCGGCCCGATGTTAGAGTACTTCTGAATTATCGTCTGAATGTCACCGCTCTGACTTCCAGGACCTTGGTGGAGGGTAAAGATCCTCGCCCAGAATACGGCACCACCTTGGGCCGTATTCCCACCCTTTTTCAACTTTTTTATCCCCTGAGAATTCAAGAGATGACTGTAAAACGACCTCTCTTCTCCTGTAACAAACCCTGCTTCGATGGCCGCCGCTACAGACATCCCGTGCTTCAACGCAATGTACTCGCGGAGGGTACAGACTGGCCGAGAAACGTACCCCATAGCCGCGTCATAACTCCGGAAGAGTTCCCGGTACCGGGGGTTGGGTTTGATCTCCATGTCCTCGGTAAACTCCCAGAACGGTACGTCCTCTTCGACCACTCTACCTTCGGGATTCTTCTTAACGATGCTGATCATCTGATGGAGATTGAAAACAAAAGCCGGGCCTTTATAAGACTTCAACTTCTCTTTACGTTGTTCTGCGTCCATGACCGCAGAATCTTGGTAGGTAGTCCCGGCCGCCTCCGCCATTGCTTTCTTGTTCTCATCCGCTATCGCATTCTCCGCTTCACTGGACTCAGTAGCCCAGTCCTCTTCCGCCTGTGCTTTGGCCTCTTCTTCCATCTTATTTTCAGGAATCGGAACATCCAAAGCTGCCCTGTGAAAGAATTTCGCGTAGAAGAGATTAGCCATCGACAATTGCTGGAAGATCGCCGCGACATCCGGAATCGGATCGATCGGGAAACACGTGTACGGGAAGGGCCTGTCTGCCCAGAAAGCCGCGTCCCAGCCCGTACGCATATCGCCGAGAAACTCAGGAAGGGTACGCTGGAAAGCCGTATTCACCGTAGTCGACATCATGCAAGCATTCGCATTCGCGGACATCTGGTGCGTAACATTCATGATGTACCCGATCGTGCTCACGCCGGAATACTTCGAGTCAAACAGCACCGCCGGAAACGCCGGCACTATATACGGGTTGAACGCCAGTGTCGCACCACCAATCCGGTTCTCATACCGAGACCGGAAGTACTCGTACTGAGCATAGTAATCAAATAGTTGACCGAGCCCATCTTGCTCCATCTGGCTCATCCCTGCGATTGTAGTGTCTACTACTTGGGATTGCTCCGGGGGCGCGTCCGGGATGGACTGAGGCTGTTGTGGTTTTTTGGACGGGTCGTAGAAATCTCCCTGAGACGAAGAAGACGTTTGTGATGTAGTCTGGCTGGATTCCGACTTGTTCTGCGATTGTGCAGGATCGGGAATCTGCTTTGGCTTTTCCTTGTTCTCCGTAGGATCCGGCGTCATCTGTGAAGAACCCACGTCCGGATTACCTGCTGCGTATTCTTCTGCCAGAAGATCACCACCAGCAACATCTTTGAGATCTTGCGCCGGGTCTTCGCTGGCCTGCATCTGCAAGTCGTCCGCCTTGATGGCATCCCACGCCTTTGCCATTCTCGCAGTCGCACGCTCCAGAAAATTCTGCCACCCCTCGTTGCCAGGACGACTAACTGCTGTACGCCGTAAATCTCCGAGCTTCTTGCCAGCGTCCATCTGCTTCTTCATCCACTTGCCCTTACCAATACCCCCACCGTATCCAACAATGAATACGTGCATGTCGTTGATGGGCTTTGTCGGATCGAAAAACAGGTTCTGCCGGTTCACGTTCTTCGGATTCAACTTGCAGATGTTCATGACCTGTCGTGCATACCGAACACCTGCAAAAATGTTCCACTTAGGATCGTTGTAGCTGATCTGCTCATCCGTCATGTCCTTGGGAATCTTTCCCTCTTTTCGGAGAAGCTTGATCATGTTGTAGAACAAGTCCGTGTTGACCTGCATCAGACCGCGGGAAATCTGACCCTTCGGAGAAGGAATGCGACCGTCATGCACATGGAACCCGGACTCTTTTGCAATCGTCGACAAGATCCAGTAACGGTCTACCTGCCAATTCGACACCGCTTCCTGGATGTAGGGCTCTATGAACTTCCGCATTTTCCGCGCACCCATGGACTGCCATCCAGCTCCCCCGCCTCCAGTTCCAGTACCCGTACCGTAAGTACCCTCGATGGCCGCCCGGAACTTGTCGAGCATCCACAACCACGGAGGAGCCGCAGCCTGCTTGACTACTGGACCTCTGAAAAACTCTTCTGGCCAGATCAGGAAGTTCTTGGTGTTCTGCTTTGCGTCGAGCATGTATTGCTTCATGCGGGACTTCACAACGGGGGGATATCCGGTAGTGAGGGTACTCGTCACCAATTGTGCCGCACTGCCCGACGCCTTAGCCGCCAGGATGTTCGATAGAAATTGCTCTCCTAGATACACGCGAGTTGGTTGATTAGTGTAGTTCTCCTCGATATGCAACGACTCTACCATCGAAGGAAAGATGATGTTGCATGTCGGTGGGAGTCCGAAGAAACACTGCGGTTTAATGAAGTTCGACGCAATGACTCCCATCAAATCCCCGCTATTGCGCTCACCCTTGAAGAGATCGACCATCACCCCGGTCTCTTTTTCCGCCATGGCGATGGTGGGGGCCGGGATGGAAACAACCTCCATATACATGGTACCGAGTACCGAACGCAAAAGTTCCCAGATGGTCCCCGCAGACCCGATAGACGCCCCGAGCTGACTCTGTATGGCATTGAGCACCTCGGTGCCCTGCACAGCTTTGATAAGCGGAAAACAACCATCTACAGGGTTCTGCATGTCCCTGTCTATAAACGGAAGACCCACAAACCGGCGATAGATGTCCCTCCTCTTCATGTACCTGGCAAAGAAATTCCTCCCCGGCGCTGAAGTGGCACTCTGGGGAACCATGTTCGCAGGATCGGAAGTAGCGTTAACGTCCGCGTTACCTACATCTACCTTCCCCAACATCGACTTGAATATGTTGCGGATGAATTGATACGGGGTCTTGATAAAGTCTGTTCTTGTTACGACTTCTGTATCCCCCTCAACATCCTTCTCCGCAGTCAACCTCGGCATGATACCTTGCAGGAACAGGGACGCCGGAAAGTAGACCATGGGAGTGACCGTAGTGGCCGAGGTGTCTGTCGCGGGCAAGTACGCGTTAACAATATCGTCAACTGCCGACATGTAAAACATGTTGAGCTGCTGGAAGATCTGGACCGTACCGACACACATGAACCGGAGACTCCTCCCCGATCCTGAATTCGAATACGCCCACCCCATGATGTCAAACTCGCCCATGAGACAGAACTCGGGATTGTCAGGATTGTGGAATTCGTCCAAGTAGAAGACATCAACCTCAATCCGGTCCTCGAATCCCAAACGTGTCAGGCGGGGATCCGGTGGCATGTCGATAGTGCAAGACGGGATCTTGTTGACCCCGAAGTCGCAGAAGACGCTACTGACTGGAACCTCCAGCCCGTTCATGTACACAATCCACGCCGCCTGGTGCGGATAGTTTACGGTGTAATTAGTGAACGCCTCTGACATCTTACAGGTCCATCTCGACGAAGGTGACCATCAGAACCACTGAGCACCGTGCGGCAACACGCATGATGGCGCTGTTGGACGCGAGTCCCTCCAGCATCAGGTCCAGGTGCTGCTTCGATACGTTGTATTTCTTCAACGACTCCACCACCTGTCTGTAGAAAACGTCATTGACCTTCAGCTCTTCGTCGATGATCAAGCTGTTCCGCTTCTCGCAGATTTCTACCTGTAACCCCTTAGCACGCGAATACAGCTTGAAGAACATGGGACCAAGGTTGCTGTTGAGCGTCCTGAGAATCGTTTCTCGCGTCTGCACAGCAACGTAATTGATATCCACGATGTGCTGTAAGAGGTGCTGCCGCAAGCGCTCGGCTTCGGGAATCGACAAGCACGGCTTGGACATCCGAACCTCGACATCGATCATCGGGCCGCGGTGGCACTTCTTCCCGAGGGGGGTCAGCGGGCGTCCGGAAGTTTCGAACTCCCATTCGTACGGCATCTCAGCTCCATTTCACAGGAAGGGTCTTGCTTACAGGATTGCCGTATTCGTCCTTCCCGGTCAACCGGATAATCACCTTGGTACGGATAGGCCAAGGGATCGTCTTCTGGATCCAGAACGTTGTAGTCTGCCCGTCGGTATGGCGTAGCTTCGAGTTGGCTCCGTCATACGGAGCTACAAAAGCCAAGGCCGAGTACGCCACGTTGAACGTCAGACCACCGTCTTCACTGATCTCCACCATAAACGTAGAATCATGCTCATCCAGATAACTGGAAAAACAATACGTGTTGAACTTCAACTGGACGTTTACGGGGTTGTTGCGCGAGTGATCAGGAGGCTGGGAAAAAGAAAAGCGAGGCTCGATGTCACTCTTGGCGTTACCGCACTCAGACCTCCCGCAGGAATCGATTCCGCAACCGCCAAAATAGGTCATGTGCTAGCCTCATGAAGGAAAATCAATCCTCTACAATAATACCAATATCCAACAAATCACTCAACTGCGATGAGCTAATCGGGAAGTTACCTTGCGCATCTTCTTTGAGATCAGAGTACTTGATTTGATGAAGGCTCACGGTCTCCATCTCCTCCAATAGCTGCTTCTGTTTCGCTTCCAGCTCTTCTAGGTCATGAACCCCCTGTTCATGCTCCAACTTGAGAGCCTCCAGGGCATCCTGATAATCCTCCTCGTTGGCCAGAATATACTGCCAAACCCCGGTACGCCCAGGAACAGGAACCTTCTTAGGCTTGCCCTTGGAGTCCTTCTCTGCACTTTCTTCCAGAAGTTTCTGTCGGGCTTTTTCGAAATCCAAAACAGTCTGCGGAGGCTTGATTGCCTCTTGGTATGCCTCTAAAAACGTCTTGAGGTGGTTCTTGTTCTTGGCGATAGCGTAAGACAACTTGGCCTGTTGTATGCTCCCGAGAGAGGTCAAAAGGTTAAACAACATGTCAATTCTCTTGAGGTCCAGCTCTACGTTCTTGGGCATAACATGCTCCTTTTTGAGATGATAGAGATATGTTTAGCAGACACGCTACTAAAAGACAACTCTTGTTTAGAGAGATTAGAGAGTCTGGTACTTGCTTGCCGGGATTATAGCCATAACCAAATCATAATCATCTTCCGTAATTGCTCCGTCTGCAAGCACCTTCGCTACGCGCATCCGAGCTAGCTCGTAATTCATACCATCCAAAGCAATAGCCACAGACGGGTAGCTGTCGAGCGCATCAAGCAATCGCGACAATTGCGCTGGATCTGGTTCGGCCGTGAAAAGTATCTCGGCCATGATCCGGGTACGGGGCTTCTTGATAAGGATGATCCCCTGGCTGTCACTTACAATACCATCGAGAATTGTCTTGTCCCCTACAGACAAGTTAGTGTCGAACCAGATATCCAGCCAACCCTCTTCCGGATTGAGTGATATATCCGTGTATGCCTTATCAGTCATGGCAGATGTGTGGACTTTGTCCTCTACATACGCCAGGCACGCCAGCGGAACTAGATTGTCATAGCGGTATTTCATACCAAAATCTCCGAGGACATTGTTGCTGAATATAGTGTTCCTGTCAGACCAGTCTGTTGAAATACCCACTCCAAATAGTCTCCCGCGGCCAATGACACGCGAGTTTGAGGCAGAGTAACACTATCGTCTTCTCCTCCGTAGTTGCCCCCTCTCAACCGTGTTCCTGGAATCTCCGTGGTACCATTCTTACGCAACCAACACGCTACATTCCAGGTTACTCCGCCCGTGGAATCGATGTTGGCAAAACCAGCAATCCAGTACGTGCCGCCAAGAACTGCACTGAGGCGCGAAGGAATCTCGCTCGCCCAATCCATGATGTAAGGGTTCCCCTCAAAATCCTGCGTAGCAAAAGGCAACGGGGTAGCACTGGAAAAATTAGCGGCAGCCCAAGTGGCGGCCCGGCGAATCTGTAAAACATTGCGCAGTGTCGAAATTCTCATCCAGGTGTCAGCTACTGCCCCATTGACAGCACCCAAATGTACTGCTGTACCATTACCATCAACCCACAACTGAGACAGCCCGTCTACAAAAGTCCCGCCACCAGCAATCACAACCTTTACAGAGTACAGCCCCCCAAAATTACCCACCCACGCACGCCGCAGCATGCCGTCTTCCGGAAGACCGCTTGGTGCTGGCAATGTGATTGTGATAGGCCCGGTAGAGGGGTAGGCCAGGATCACAGGTCCGTTAGCATACAACTGTGCCCATGTGGGGGCCCAATCCGCCGTTATTAATGCTCCGTAGGTCAGCAGTGGCAGCGGCTCGTTCTTCCATTCGTCACTTGCTTCGTCGTAATAAAGCTTCGCCCCGTTGGTCAAATCAGCGATATCAAGGGGAACACTGTCTAGAGATAATGCGTCTGCTCCAAGCGCAACCTCAACACCGGCATCGTCTTTGACATAGAACTTGCCATCTGTTTTTGGATAAAGCTTGGTGTAGCCCGACGAGGGCGTATCGTGCGTATCCGCATTCTTTATATTGAGTTCGCCCATTATAGCACTACCCCTGTACCGTCTATTCGGTACTCACCATCTAGCGTTAGCTTTCCGTATACCAAATACTGTCGTCCATCTTCCACAAAAAGCACGTCTCCGTCTTGGATAACATCACTTGGGAAAGATGCGTCGTGCTCACTGATCCAGGTGCCGGTAGCGTCGGCATATCGGTACTTTCCTGTTGCCGTATTGTAGTAGTACATGCCAGGACGAGGATCTCCAGTCCCATCCCCGACAGAGTCCCACTTGTTGGCTTGAATGAATTCCAGAACGCTACCGACACCCGTCTCGACAGGCCACTCGCCCATATAATTCGCTTGACCATATGGTCGAGTAAGAGGCATGAACTACCCGATGACTACCCAACCGGTATTCCCGGTAGCGGTGCTCTTGCAGTACATTACCGAGTTGGTACTATCCCAACAAAGATCTCCGATCTTCCCGGTCACTGTGCTGTTGGGATTACCTGCGTTGGAGGACACCTTTACAGCTTCAGTCTCCAGCTCGTTGATGGCTCCGATAATGCTTGTCGCGGTGAAGCCCGCAGCGAGGCCAGTTACTCCCGACTCTGACAGGAAGATGGATGCTGTAAGATTTACATCTTTCAAAGTCATCGACCCTACAGAGTCTAGATCTATGGCACCGCCACCACCTCCCGTAGTCTTGATCGAAATACCTGTATCAGCATCCAAGACAAACGAGCTGATATCCAAATTGAAGGTGCCGAAGACACCGAAAACATCCATACCCCACGTTCGTGCCTCACGCCATTCCCAAGTATTCCCCGACGCCCCGGCACGCACGAACATGCTCCGGCCATCCTCAAGTTGCCAGACCAATTCTGTCGTTTGGCTCTGCGCCCGGTCGATGACCACTACCGCAGCCGCCGCCCCGAAGTTGTTGTAGGCGCCATCCAGATTCACGCCGCCCGCAGAAGCGTATGCCTGATTGATCGCGTTGAGGATCGACACCTCGCCGAAATTAGTCTCGAACAGCGACCACTCCGCGCTGGAATTGGACAGATGCAGCTCACCAACATAAGTTGACCCTGCCTTGAACTGATCCGAGAGAACCATGTCTCCATTACTGGTCTGGAGGAACAGATCCCCATAGGCACTGACTATTACGGTCCCGGCAGTAGATCGGAGCTTGGCCTCGTCATCAGAATAGATATCTATGTAAGCTTTGCCTGCTACGTTTGCGTTCTCTGCGCTGATGGTTATCGTATGTGTCGCAGTATCGTCAACGTTGATTTCCAGTGTGAGACCGACACCCGCAGTAACTGTAACGTCATCAGACGCTACGACATGGGTATCACCATTCTTGTTATGGAGCGCCAACCCACCGGAACCACCGTAGATCGCAACACCCTGCGCGTCAGATGATCCTCCATGACCTATCTGGATAAAACCACTTGCGTCGCCTATATACACAGCATCGGCAATGGCTGTTAGAGCAGCATCCCGACCAATATATAGAGTACTGACACCGGACCCCGCCGCAATGGCGTTTATTTCAATAGTGGCGTCATCCCCCGCAGCCCCACCTAGCGCCTCTGCTTGAATATTTGTTTCTGCCGATCCGGTTCCCGTATTCTCGCTCCGCAGAGTTGCGACTACGCCGCGCAGCATGGCACTAGTGGTGGCTGCAAGCGTAAGTCCCTTTCCGGCCGAAATACTGATACCCGAACCGGGGGCGGTCTCAAAGACCATACTCGAACCGCCATAGATATTGACCCCGCCTACGTCCACCGTCCAATCAAGCGTCGCATCCGTGTTGTTTTTGGTAATACGGAAATACTTTCCCGACGAATCTTCAATAAAGAAGCCGTCCGCGTCACCCGTAATCCCTCCGAGGTTGACTAAGAAGGAGTACGCTCCGGTAAACCCTACGGACAGATCGGCCGTGTCTACGTCTATCGACTGGCCCGCCGTATAAGCCTGATCAAGCGTGGTACTGTGTGGATTGCTAGTGGACGAAAGGTGGCCCGTTACCGAGTTGTATTCGGCCTGCGTTAGGTGGTAGTAACTGACCGAGTTCAGGCTGCTGAGAGTAGTGTGGTCAACAGTCGAACCGAACGTTACCCACGATGTACCATTGTAAACCTTGAGCTTATCGTCATCTTCAATCCAGGCGGCCATGCCGTCATTGGGAGATGTGAAGTCCCAGCTTGCTCCGTTATACTCGGCAATGTCATCCTCATGTCCCGCCCAGTCTCCAGTAGCCGTAGCTACGACAAGATAACGATCTCCAGTACCGGGAGTACCAGGAGGTGTAGACTCCTCTCCAAGAACGGACTCTTGCCAATCGATACCTTGAACTAACCCGTCTACATAGCTTTTGTTAACAGCATCGCTCGGGTCGCTAGGCGTAGACAGTCCGGTGATCTTGTGACTGTTCATGTCGATGGTGTAAGTACCAGCAGAATTGCCCGCAGCCAGCACCGCTGCCAGGGTAGGCGTAGCTGGCGTTCCTGTCTCCAGCGTGTCCCATCCCGAAGACTTGCGGATACGGAACTGTCCGTTAGTGGTGTCCCAGTAAAGGAGACCGGCACCCGCGGTCCATCCTACTGTCGTAAGCCACGCTATCGCCTCAGCGTCCGAACCAGAGTTCGCAAATTCACCAATGAAGTTGTGTTGCCTCCAAGGTGTTTGATTCGGGAATCCCATGGACCTGCTCCTTTATCGAACGAGGACGTTCAACGTCCCCGAAATCTTGGTTTACTCCGTAAATTATACTGCAAAGAATCACCGCACTAAAGAACTAAAGAACACGCCAATTTCCTGTCCCACTAGCCTGACAAATATAAAGAATATCGGCAAAAGAATCACGATAGAAATCTCCCGCAACACCTGGAATCAACAAAACATTCGGGTTCCCAACCGCAGTGACGAACGCTGGGCGAGCCCCTCCTCCACTCCCACCTACTGATCCCCGCTCGATTCTGGCCCATGCCCAGTTCTTGGGGTCTGGGTCTGCGGGCGGCGTTATTCCTGAGGTGTTATGGTTTACCAACGACGGAGCAATTACGCCCGTGGGTATAGTATGGAACCCCACCACACGTAACCACATCCGGGATGACAAGAAAACCTCATACGGAGGGAGACTCAAAGAACCACTATCATGACGGTCTCCGTGCACCGTATCGAAAGTAGTTGTTTGGGGTATCGCACTCCAACTGGCCCCGGAATCCAAACTGTATTCCCAACGAGCCCCTACTGATGTTCCGGCAAGAAATCCTGAATCGGTCTTGAACGGCAAGTTATAGGACAGACGATAATCCCCGTCCTCATCTAACCGGAATATCCCTCCTGGGAGAAATGCGTAAGGAGGAGTATCTAGATAGGTCGTAACCGTAAACGGTATAGGCATTACTATAGGAAACCCCGTAGAGATATCGACAACCCCACACGCCTCCATCTGTGCCCGGACATAGTCACTCCCAAGCAGCCGCCAATCGCGAACGGCGTTGGTACCGTAGTTGATATAGACCAGGGGCTTGGCGCCTCCAGTAACTACAACAATGGATCCGTGCTCATATTCGAAAGGTTCTGCGGCTACCTCTGCAAGAGTAGCGCGAGACGTCCACTTGGTGCGGGCATCAAACTTACCTAAAACAAGATTGGCCATTGTGGATGTGAGCGGAACCTCACT